GAGGGGTAAACGAAAAGGGGGTGGCCTTTCGACCACCCCCCCAGGGGCTACTTCTTCGCCTTCGCCTTCACGGGCGCAGGGCGCACCGGCTCCGGGGGCTCCACCGGTGCGTCCGGGGGTTCCACCGCCAGGGGCTTCGGGTCGAAGAGGGAGAACCACTTCGGCACCCGCTCCCCGTCGGTGAACTCCACGATGGAGCCGGTTTCCCAGAACCTGCCCGAGAAGTCGGTGCATGTCCGGGTGCAGACGTACCTCACGACGGCCAGCCCCTAGTAGGCGACGGGAATGACGTTCGTCTGGGAGTCCTTCACGAGGGCGACGTGGAACTTACCGGCCGTCAGGGCAGCGGTGCCGATGGTGAAGGTCCCCTTGATGTAGCGGTAGAGGTCCTTCGGCAGCCGGAGGGCCATCATGACCGTTCCGGCCGTGAGGCTCGCCTTGGCGATGGCCGCCGTGGCGGCGATGGTGGTCCAGGAACTGTTGTCCAGGGAGTGCTTCAGGGTGAACTGCACCGTGGCCGCACCGTCGGAGGTGACGGACTCGGTCACCAGGACCATGGCGATGAGTTCGTCGTTGGCTCCGCCCCTCTTCACGAGGTCGATGACGTTCTCCGTGTCGGTGTCGCCGGTGGCCGTGGGGGCCTGGCTGTTGGCTAGGAGAAGCTGTTTGTCAATCCACACGTTGGTGTCCTCCTTTCGGGTTATGGAAAAGGGGCCGCCACTAGGACGGCCCCGCTTCGGGCGTCAGCGCCCCAGCACTAGGAGAAGCTGATGGCGGCTTCGGTGGAGAGGATGGCGTCGCAACGCCTGATCGGGATTTCGTCGAAGGCCAGGACACGCTTCCCGGCCACGGAATCCCAGGTGAGGTTCACGTTGCTCTTGGCGATGATCTGCTTCCGCAGGGCCGTGCGGACGGTGCGGTTGCAGTACCAGGCGGCCTTCCCCATCCTGAGGGAGGGGATGCGCTCCGACGCCTCGATCATGAGGTTCACCAGGTCGGCCGCCCCCGAACCGGAGATGAGGTTCGAGACGTCGATGTTGCAGATGCGGACGACGTAGCGCCAGTCGGCCACCACGAGCCCCGTGTGCCACTCGTAGTGCCCCCGGTAGCCCTGGAACTTGTTGCCTGCGGCGTCGGTGAGGGTGACCTCGCCCAGGTTCTGGTGGTCGATCCCGGCGGTCGTTCCCTTGGGGTAGATGCCGTGGACCGTCTCGGGGCTCCAGACCACGAGCCAGACGGAGGTGTTGTCGCTCCCGGAGCCGCCGCCGTTGACAAGCTGTTCCTTGTTCCCGGCGTTCAGGGCGTCGGAGAAGCGGGGGGCCAGGCCGAGGAAGCGCTCGGGGTTGGTGCGGGTGTCGCCGTAGAACAGGGTCGTGGCCATGGCCTGGTTCATGGACTCCACGAAGGCCTTGTCCTGGGAGAGGCGGAACTCGGCGGTGTTGCCGTTGAGACCGGCCACCCGCTTGTCCACCTCGGAGTAGGCCTCAAGCATGCCGCAGGTGTCGGTCACCTGGGCCGTCTGGGCCTTGCCGTTGGGAACGCCGTAGTTCAGGAGACGCCAGGCCACCTCGGGGAGGCCGGTGCGGATCGTGGACAGGTGGCCCGTGGGGAGGTTGCCCTCCACGTAGACCATGTCTTCGAGGACTTCGTTGGTGCGGCCGAGAAGTTCGACGATCTTGTCGATCTTCCCGCCGGGGTTGAGCATCCTGGCGTGGTCCTGGAGGGTGGGGAGGTTGTTTCCAATCGTACTCACGCTTATCGCCCCTTTCTAGGTTTTGGTTGGGTTGAACCTACTTGCGGTGTTCGGGGTAGAGGACCTCGGCGTCGGACTTCACGGCACCGGCCGACTCGGCCTCGACGAACTTGGGGTCCTGGGCGATCTTGCCCAGGCGGTAGAAGAGCCTGATGAACTCCTTGTGGTTCCCCACGAAGAGGTCATCCATGAGTTGGGCCAGTTCAGGCGTGCCGAACTTCTTCAGGCCGAACTTGGCCGTGGCCAGCTTCTCCTCGTGGTCGGCCCCGCCGATCTCGGGGTCCGCCTTGGCCTCCGTCTGCCAGCTTTCGATGGTCTTCTCCCATTGGCCCATGAGCCGCTGGGAGGCCTCCTTGGCCAGCTTGGCGTGGAGGTCGGCGAACTTCTGGGCGGCCTCCTGGGAAAGCTTGGCCTCCTTGGCCAGTTCCGTGAACTCGCCCAGGACGGCCTCGTCCAGGACGAACCCCTCGGGCACCTGCAGGTCGTACTTCTCGGGCACGGCGTCTTTGTCGCCGTCGTCCTTGCCGTCGGCTTTCTGGTCGTCGGCCTTCTGGTCCTCGGCCTTCTGGTCTTCGGCCTTCTGGTCCTGGGCCTTCTGGTCCTGGCCCTTCTGGTCGGCCGTGTCCTGGAAGAGGTGCTGTTCCAGGCTGGTGTCTTCCGCCTTCTGGTTTCCGGTGTCACCCTGGTTCAGAAGGGATTCGGGCATTACGCTTCCTCCTCCTCGTCGCTCATCAGGCCTTCCGCCACGGCCTCGGCCCACAGGGTGCCGAAGCTGTTGGGGTCGACCTTCTGGATGTCGTTCAACACCAGCAGGGCCACGTTCCGGTGCCCCTCCAGGAAGAAACTCGTGGAGTTGCCGGTGAAGGTGGTGCGGAAGAGACTCCCGATGGTCAGGAGCCTCCAGACGAAGCGACGGCCCTCCCGAGTGGAGAGGACCGCCCTGATGTCGTTCAGTTCACGCTCACGCCGCTGTCGGCGCTCTTCCTGGGTCTCCTGGTCGACGAGACCGGCCCTCAGCTTCCGGCCGATCATGTCGTCCAGGGTCTCCCCCTTCTTCACGGGCCTCTGCATGGCCTACATCCCTCCCGGTACCCCCTGGAGCGCATAGCCTCCCTGGAGATTGCGGATCACCTGGTCGAGCATGTTCCCGTCGCCGGTCTTGGCGGCGGACAGTTCCCTGGCCGTCTTGGCCCCCTGCTCGGCGGTGGCCATCATCGTCTGGGCCGCCACCTGCTGGGCCCTGACCTGGCGAATCTGGGCCACCATCTCGTCGGAGACCACGACGGACGCCGGTACGCCCAGCATGTCGGCGTACTCGTCCACAAGCTGGTCGAAGTCCACCTTGTCCAGGGCCTCGGGCTTCACCTGGGCGATTCCGCCCACGAAGGTGACGAACTGCTCCAGGGTGACCGTGCCCACCAGCTTCTGGCTCTGGGCCAAGAGGGAGACGTACTCCACCTTCAGTTCCTGGCCCTGGAGTTCCTCCGGCGGCGGCGGGATGAGTTCGCTCTCCAGCATGATGCCGAAGGTCCGCTTGATCACCTTGTTCAGGAGTTCCGTGTCCAGGCGCTCCAGGACCGGCCCCAGCATGAGAAGCTTCTCCTCGTGACGCTCAGCCACCTCTCGGGCGGTCATCTCCCGCCGGTCGGACATGGAGAGCATCAGGAACAGGTCGGCGTAGAAGGTCTGGCGGATCGCCTCGGCAACTTCCAGGATCGTGTCCTTGAGCCCCGAGAGGTCCGGTTTCACCTCGTAGAGCGGCCGGATGCCCATGTTGGAGGCGTTGGGGTTCACGAAGGTGATGCCGCCGGGCATGGATCGGACGCCCTGCTCGGCCACGTCGGGCGGCGCCTGGAGCGGCGGGTCGTAGGACTTCTCGATCCCCGTCAGCTTGTCCATCTCCAGGACCATCAGTTGCTTGGCGTCCGGGAGTGCCTCCCAACCGGGCCCCATGCCGTAGACGTGGGGGCCCAGGGTATCCCATCGGGGCGCCATGATGGGCAGTTCCGAGTAGCCCTTCACCTGGACGATGCCGTCATTGGGGGCGTCGGGCATCCAGTAGACCGAGACGAAGGGCTTCTCCCGCTCCATCGGGTGGATCGGGTACTTGCCGTCGTTCGGCTCGATGAAGTGGTAGACCGAGAACTTCGAGAAGGGCTTGTCGTTGGCCGCCCGGATCACGGCCGTCGGGAGGACCTTCTCGTCGAAGAGCCGCACCAGGTTCAGGGCGGACATGCGGATGTGCCGCCCGAAGGTGTCCACCTCCAGCTTGGGGTTGTTCGCCAGGACGTACTCGCCGAAGGTGAAGGAGCGGCAACGGATGACCGTGTCGTAGTCTCGGTCGATCATGAGGGGGCCCGTGCCGAAGGTGCCCAGTTCGGCGTAGACCGAGTGAAGGCTGTTGTAGAAGTTCGACTTATGGAACACGCCCATCATCCGGTCTCGGACGTCGTCCAGCCAGAGCCTGGCGTTGGGGAACTCCGATAGGTAGGGGTCCGCCACCATGAGGCGGAACCAGGGGCGTGCGGGGCTCGTGAGACCGGCCTGGAGACCGGCCGCCAGGGTCCGCACCGAGCGCTTGGGCATCATGTTCAGGATGTCGTCGCCTCGCTCGTGCCACTTGTCGTAGTCCGAGTCGGCGAAGATGCCCCGGTGTGGGTTGATGTACCGCACCAGGTCCTCGGCCACCCGGAGCCAGGGGTCACGGAGTTCCTCCAGTTCCTTCCAGCGGGAGGCGAGGAAACTCCTCATGGGCAAGCTCGCCATTCCATACCCCCTCCCCCTTTACTGCCCCAGGAGGCTCTTCTTCTGCGTCCTGGCCTTGTTCCCCAGGCCCTGGCCGGACGTCAGAAGGGTGGACTTGTACCCCTGGGCCGCTCTCTGCTTGCGGCGCTCCTCCCAGGCGGCCAGGGTCGGATCGGTGTTGATGTCGGCCTTCGTGGGAGCCGGAGGCGCCTCGGGCATTTCCGGCGTGCTGAAAAGACACACGGCTATCTCCTCCTTCCGAGTCTTGAGAATGGGTGGTACGCCTCCGCACCGGCGAAGGGGCGGATGCTGTCGGGGCCCGAGGCCAGCGGGATGTTGGCCGGTGTCGGCACCGCAAACGTCAGGGCCAGGGCGTCGCCGTAGTCGGGAGACGGCAGGCCTCGGTCTCGCATGTCTTCCTTGGCTTCGAGAATCATCTTCCCGGCCGGTGTGAACCAGTATTGGGGGCCGCAGAGGTCGTCCACAAGCTGGTCGATGGGCGGCAGGGCGCCACCGGCCTCCAGCCAGTCCTTCACGCCGTGCCACATCTCCATGCGCTTGTTGGCAAAGTGGGGATTCGACGAGACCCAGCCGAAGTTCACCTCCACCACGTTGCGCCAGCCCACCTGCCGGAGCCGGTCCACCACGGCGCTCCCCATGGCCACGTCCACCAGGAGGCTCTGGGGCCGGACCTGGATCATCTCACCGGCGGTCTGGTCGGCCACCGTCATGGTGTCACGCTTGGCCCACCACCGGCGGATGGCGGCCCTCAGGCCCTGGCGCTCGGCCAGGACCGTCTTGCAGTCGCCGTACCGGGCCACGTCCAGGCCGAAGAGGATGGCGGCGAAGTCGTACTCGTCCTTCCTCAGGTGCCGCCGGGTAGCCTCCTCGGCAAGCTCCCTGGGGATAAGCTGCTGGAACGAGGCACTCGGGAACTCCCCCAGGACCCTCACCCGGTAGATGTCGTGGTCCTCGCTGTACTTGGTGGCCATGCGCTCTATGTACTCGGGCGACACCAGGGGGCTGTCCAGGCAGGAGAAGCGCAGGGGAACCCAGAGGTTCCGGTCACGGTTGTGGGAGTCGTAGAAGTAGCCGGTGGTCTGGGTCGGGTTGCTCGTCATGACGACACGGGCGTTCGGCGTGGAGAGGGCGCCCTCGGCCGCCTGGAAGATGGGGTCCGGCACACCGGAGGCCTCGTCGATGATGAACATGAGGTTCTCGGCGTGGAAGCCTTGCAGCGCCTCGGGATTCTCCTTCCTGGCGGTCCTGGCGACGGCGAACTGGGAGTATTCGGCTCCCCGGACCTTCACCTGGTCCGCCTGGACGGTGACCTGGCGCCGGAACCAGTCGGGCATCCGGCTGTGCCACTTGGCGATTTCGGCCCAGAGGACCGACTGAAGCTGGTGGCCGGTCGGGGCCGTGCAGGGCACACGGCTGTCCTCGAAGCAGATGGGATGCCAGAGGGCGAGCCAGGCCAGCGCTGTGGTCTTTCCCGTTCCATGTCCAGAGCGGACAGTCACCCTGGCGCCTGGCCTCGCAACGGCCTCCAGCAGCTTCCTCTGCTGCTCGGTGGGGTTCACGCCGAAGACCGACTGGACGAAGTAGAGGGGCTCGTCACGGAAGCGCCGGAACTCAGCTATCAGGCTCTCCCTGTCCTCCACGGGTGGCCGCCTCCCTTCGCCTGCGGAGCTCGTCCAGGATGCCCACGATGGTCTCCCCGGCGTCCACGTCCAGCTTGTCCTTGAACATGGCCAGGTGGCGCCCCAGGAGCTCCAGGGCCTTCAGCTTGTCATGGAGACGGACCTTGGTGGTGCAGGTGTTCCCAACACTTTGAGAGACCTCGGCGATGGCCGCCTTCGTGTCGGTGTCCAGTTCGGCCGTGTCTCGGACCTTCACCCTGCCGCCCTCGATGTAGGCCACTAACGTGGTATCAGCAAAAGCGATTCGAGATAGCTCCAGGAGAACACGGTCCACGGTCACGGAAGACCTGGCCTGGGCTGCCTTCACACGCTCTTCGATGGCGGCCTGAACCTTGGGGTCCTTAAGCAGGGTGCTCCCCCGCCAATGGGCCGACTTCTCGGAATAACCGGCACGAATGGCCGCCTGGGTTGCGTTCTGGTCCCTCATGTACTCGTCCACGAAAAGGGCCTGGTTGAGGGTCAGCCCGTGCAGGTTGGGCTGTTTGCTGGCCATCGGGCCTCACCTCCTGTCGAAAGGATTGACGCCGCCGTAGGGCTCGCCTGGTCGAAATCCAGGCCCCGCCTCGTCGGGTAGGCCGCCCCTGGGCATGTAAAACCGGCCTGGAGGGTGGACGCCCCCTGGTTCAGGCCGGTGCCGACGCTCACAGCCACGTCCATGGCACGGCGGCGCTTGCTTCCTGGAGCCCCAGGTTGGAATCGAACCAACACCGTCCGCTTACGAGGCGGTTGCTCGACCTTCGGGCTACTGGGGCACGAAAAAAGGGCCCCCTGGTGAGGAGGCCCCTATGCGGTTGTTCACCTGCGTCTTTCGATGATCCTTCACCCTGGCGGTGGAGAGACCAGGAACGAGACCTTGTCCAGGGTCACGTCCTCGTGGAGTTCCACCCGGACGATCTTGGCCAGGCCGAGGCCGTTGTGTTCCGGGATGACGTGGGCGTGGAGGTCGAAGCCCTTCACGGCCAGGTCGCTGTCGTTCGTTTCCAGGACGGTGATGGCCTGCCCGTCCGCCTGGATGGCCCTGACGGAGTACCGGAACCTACTCATCGGTGCCCTCCATGCCGGAGAGGATGCGGCTGATGGCAACCTCCATCCCCACGTCTTCGCCGTCCAGGGCACGCTCCGGGAGGTCAAAAAGCCGCTTGGCCACGACATCCCTGCTGTAGATGATGCTCCTGACGTAGTGTTCGCCGGGCTTCGAGTTGACGTTGTCCTCGATCAGGAGCGGGTCGATGGCCTTCTGCAGGGCCGAGAGGAGTTCCAGGTCGTCGGAGACCCAGAAGCGATTGACCCGGCCGTCGGCGGTCTCCAGGGCGAGCATGTAGGAGAAGCAACGATCCCCGGAGGTGTCACCGCTGGCCAGGGTGTCGGTGGGCACGATGCCCACGGAGACGGTGGGCTTGGCGATGAGTTCCAGTTCCTTGAAGAAGGGGCCCTCCCCCTGGTTTTGGTCCTCGATCAGGGCGGCGTGGGCGTCGAAAAGCCTCTCCATGACCGGGAGGCTGTTGCCGACTGCGATCCTCCGATGCTCCCCGTGAACCCCGTTGGCGAACAGCCCGTACTGCGTCTTCTCCTCCATGTTCATTCCCCCCTTGTCTGATGCGCCTGGGCTTTTTCCCAGGCGGTCTTCCATTTGCGGTCCAGGTCCGACAACAGGAACGAGTAGGCCAGCCTACCGTAGAACCTCCTCGGTTTGCTGACCGGCGTGGCGAACTTCCACTTGCACCTGACTGTGCCGTCCGTGGTGAGGACCAGGCCGGAGGCCCCCAGGCCCTGCGTCATGGCGTAGGGCCCCACTCCCATGATGGCGGCCACCTCTTCCAGGGTGCCCAGGAGTACCTGGGCCTCCCACGCCAGGCGGTTGACCGTGGCGATGAGGTCCGCCTGGATCAGGAACCCGAAGGGGCAAACACCTCCCATGTTGCGCCGGTTGTAGACCTCTGGGTTGTGACGCCGGACCATGCCGATCCGGGCCACGGGGCCGGTGCCGTTGACAGCCCCCCTGATGGCATCCAAGACCTCGTCACCCCAGGACTCGTCGGGCCACAGCAAACGCCCTCTGATGACGCCGGTTGCCCGGAACATCCCCTCCCCCCCTCTCTATGCCTGGTGGAGCGCAGGGGAGTCGAACCCCTGTTGCCTGGAAGGCCCGGCTACGCAGTCCTCCCAGGGCTGACCCGTGCGCCCCCCTACTTACGAACGAAGTGAGTAAGTATCTGTAATCTGTAATCTGTAATCTGTACCGTTCCCGAAACGTCACGGGAACGTCACGGGAACGTCACCGGTGTACAATTTGCACAATTTCCCTCCGTTACAGGAACCCCAACCGTTTCACCAGGGCCAGGGCCCCGGCGACTCCCATGACAGCCCCACCGAAGATGACCAGGAGACACTCCAGCATCGAGGGTTCCCCCCAGTCTCCCAGGGCGTTTTTCAGCATGGTCGCCAGGAACGCCGTGCCGAAGAAGCCCAGGAAAGCCGCAACGATGAGAACAACCGCAATCAAAAGGTAGCGCATCGTTTACACCCCCCCTCCTCCTGTCCAACTGCATACAGAATCCACGGAAACCACCGATCACGAGATTTCCCAGTCGCCAGGCCAAATTGTGCCGTTATGGCTATCTGTATACTTTATCCATGCCGTCCTGGCATCTTGACAAGCCATATCGGCAAGATAAGATGGAGCCGTACCACCCCGAAGCGCCCCACCGGCAAGGATTCTTGACAACCGAAACCCCAGGGCAAGCAAGAGGCCTCCCGGCCTTCCCGGCTTGGAACACCGCCGAACCGGGCTCCTGGGGGAAGAGGCGAAGCAGAGCGCACGAGGTTGCCGGAAGCGGACCCGGCCGTGAAATCCGCTGAGTAAAAGTTCTCAACGTACTGCGTAAAAAACGCAGTTCGACTGCCGATTAGACGAAAGGTGGAGATAAAGCATGACGACACGTAAGGACTACGACCTGCACATGACCTTCACGAACAATGACGGCGAAGACTGTGGCGGGGTCCACGGACGGGTTCTTACCTCCGACATCATCCGTGGTGGCGAAAGGAACCTCGGTTACAACGCCTTCAGGAAGGCCGAGAAAATGGTTACGAAGTGGCTGTCCGACCCCCGCTGGTTCGACTGCGAAATGTCCAACATCAAAGTCAGGCTCGAACTGAGAGGCAACCGGTACGACATGGTCTTCAACGCAACCGAATGGCGACGGATACTGCAAATCCGCAACGTCCGCATCCCCATCGCTTGGAAGCTTTACGAGCCCCTTCCCGTCGTGGAGTCGGAAATTCCCGACGACGACATCCCGTTCTAGGAGGCGTTCCCCATGAGGATCGAAAAGAACCCCAGCCGTGAGGAGATCGTCCGGCTCCTGGCCAAGGCCAGCGATTGCCGGGTCCTGAGTTCAGACCGTTACGCCCAGGGGATGTTCGAGAGTCTCTGCTTTCAGCGCCCCGAGGGCATGTACAGCATCGGCCAGGCCAGGGTCTCCCTGGTGCAGTTCATCACCGTCTACGGGGCTGACGAGGAGTCGGTCTCCGTCCGCTACATCGCCCATGTCGACGATAGGGATACAGACAACCCCCTCTCCGGGGCCCAAATCCCGCAGTACAGCCACAGCGCCATCAAAAAGGCGGGGTACACCCCCATCCATGAGGCCGATCTTCCCCGGTACTACCGGATCGGTCGGACGGAAATCTGCTACCGGTCGTAAGGCCGGAACCATTGAGAGGAGCGTGTTTGAGATGACAACGACCGAACTGAAGAAGTGGCAGAAAGCCCGTAGGGCCCTGGCGGCGGCGAAGAAGGCGGTGGAGGACCTGGGGATCGCCGGGGAGGTCAAGCTGACCGAGCAGTTCGAGAAGGACCTCTCGCAAACGCCCTGGCTGGATGACCTGGGGTTCCACCCCAACGCCACCCTCACCATCGGGAAAATCACGACCGGGGAGACCATCCGGGAGGTCCGCCTGGCCATGAACCCCATGTCTTTCCTGGGAAACACGCTGGGCTGGATGGCCGACTCGGCCAGCGCAGTCATCGAAAAGGAAGTGGGCCCCTTCTAGGGGCCCCTTGGGGAGGGTTGAGGATGAAAATCTACACCGGTTCAAAGTACCTGACCATCGAGTGCCAGGGGGCCCAGGGGCGGCATCACAGCCTCGTGGTTCCCTTCGACGAAATCTTTGAGGCCCAGGTTGGAACGAAGTGGTTCATGGGGTTCAGGGAAGAGCCGAACCAGAGTTGCACCAAAGAAGGCCTGATGCTCGTCGAGGACCTCGAAGGGTATCCCGAGAGGCGGCGTCTGGCTTTCAACCGCTGGACCTTCGACGACAAGGGTACCGCCACCCAGGACGGATTTTTCTTCTGGCTGGGCCGGGGCGGCGTGATGATTTTCTAGTTTTCTAGGAGGTGTCCGACATGACGAAGACGAAGACCCGCCAACTGAAAGAGATGATCCTGAAGATCGAGGCCGCCCTCCCGTACAAGGATTGGGAGCGGGAACGCTACGGCCTGGCGAAGAAGCATGTCTGGACCTTCAACCGGCTCCAGTTCTTCTGCGACCGGCTGGCCGAGTTTATGGCCACGTCCAGCGTCACGCTTTACCAGTTCCCCGTGAAGGGTGACCGGTGCTGGACCGTCAGCTACTCCCCCTGGGGGGTCACGGCCCCTGGTGACCGGGGTTGGTTCAGGACCCCCCTGGAAGCCCTCCAGGGTATCCAGGGGCTCCTGGAGATGGGGCTCTGGTACGTCGAGGAACAGCCCTATGCGGACATCCTGGGCAAGTGAAGCGGTGGAGGTGGGGGCGGCCCTTCTCTGGGTCGCCCTCCTCCTCTGGGTCTGGTACCAAGAGGCTTTATGGCTTGTATCGAAAGGGTGATGACCATGTTCAAGGGAACCTTTATCCACGGGCCCCGTGGGCCCAAGTATCGAGTCGGGAAGTTCGAGGTCTACAAGGGCCGCCTGGTCGGCTTCGTGGTGGCCAACGAGACCGAAGAGGTCCTCTACGTGCCGGACATCCGCACGGCAGTCCGTATCGCCGATGACCTGGCGGAAGAGGACTACAACGGGGTCCTCTTCACGGTCAAGACTCACGTCAGGAACTACTGGCAAAAGGCCTGGTGGCACGATTTCAAGGCCTGGTGCGACCGGATGGCCGTGGAGAAGGCCGTGGAGGCCTGGTCATGAAGCTGGCCCAGGTGCCGGTGCGGCTCACGCCGGAAATGGCGCACCGCTTCAGGGTGGCCCTCGTCTACTCCAGGGAGACGGCCCAGGAGGTCCTGGAAAAGGCCGTCACGGACTACGTCCTCCGCTTCGAGGCGGAGGAGGTGAAGGATCGAAAATTCGGAAAGGTGGGTTGAGCGATGAAAACGCTGGTGGACAAGATTATTCAGTACGAGACCGACGAGATGAGCACCCCGGAACTGATCGAGTTCTTCCAGGAACTCATCGACACCGGCGAAGCCTGGCGGCTCCAGGGGCACTACGGCCGGATGGCCAAAGAATTGATCCGCTCGGGTTACTGTCACCCGAAGGCCTGAACAGGAGGTGTCAACAATGAAGGAGATTTGTTTACATGCAACATGCCCGGAGTGCGGCGGATACATGGCGTCAGATAAAATCCCGCTCAAGGACATCGAGGGCCCCTTTTCGTTTTACTGGGCGAGCCTCAAGTGCCCCGAGTGCGGGAGAAGGGTCATTGTCAACATTGAGCCTTCTTGACGAGGATGTGGGCCCCCGAAGAGGGGGCCCCTTTTTTGTGCCTTATCCCAGGGGCAAAAGGCCCTGGAGGTACCAGGTTCCGTCCTCGTCCTTTTCCCAGGTTACTGCCAATGGCGGACGACCCACTTCAAGAACTGCCGGTACAGGGCGACTCCAGTCACCACTCCGGCAAGGTAGGCCGTTATGAGCACCGCCGCTTGCCCCAATTCCATGTCACACCACCATCCCGTCCACAATCTTGTGGTTTTCCACCTGGAAAGTGCCGTCATCGTGGTAGTGGATGACGGCGAACCCATGGTTCCAGTCGTTCACCGGCATGAACCGGGGGTGCAGGTCGCAGAGGCAACCCACGCTCCAGGCGCCGGTCTGGCGGCCCTTGATGTCGGTGTTGACGTATTCCTGGCTCTTGTGGAAGTGCCCGAAAATGCAGTTGTAACGTAGCTTGATCCACATATTCCGGGCCACGTTCACCGAGCGCCAGGCCACGTTGGCCTCGTGCCCGTGCAGGTGGAACAGTTCGCCGTACCGAGTGGGTCGGCCGGTGGTGGCCAGTTCGTCGTAGGCCGAAACGTAGTTGACCCCGAAGTCGGCCAGGCAGAGGAGTTCCTCGATGTCCAGGTTGTCCACGTCTCTCAGGACCGACGCCGCCAGCCACTTGGCCCACCGGTCTCCGTTGTGGTTGCCCCCCTCCAGGTCGATCTGGGCGTGGGGGTGGTCGGATCGGACCTGCCACAGGAAGGACCGGCCCAGGGCGATCTCCTCGTCGAAGTTGCGCCCCTCGGGGGTCTTGGCGTGGACGGACACCTGGTGGAAGTCGAGAATCTCTCCCAGGTTGATGCGGTCGGGCTTCAGGTCTCGCAGGTACCCCAGGGCAACGCCCAGGGCGTCCTCGTCGTGGAACGGGATATGGATGTCCGTCAGGAACCCCTCCACGCACACGACGTCCTTGTACTTCGGCACCAGGACCTCCACCAGGGGCTTCTTCTGGACCTTGCGCTCCTCGTAGAGCCCGTACCGGCGGAGGACCCGCCGGACCTGGGCCGGGCAGGTGTTGAACTCGGTGGCCAGGTCCTTGATGGACAGGAAGGGGTTCGATTCGGCCCTGGCGACGATCCGCTCGGCCTTACTCATCGTCGCACCCCCAGGTGCAGTCCACGTAGGACACCGGGATGTTCAGCAGTTCGGCGTAGGCCACCTCACGTCGGACGCCGGTTGACTTCTCCCAGCCCGGCATCTTCAGGACCACCACCTCGGTGGCCCAATGGGTGATGAAGCTGTAGTCCATGTCGGCCCAGAAGTCGAAGTGCCCAGGGATGCTGGGGTCCGCCAGGACGATGGGATGCGAGTGCGTGATGGGCGAATAAACGGCCGCCCCCTCTTTCACGAGGATGGCGGCCAGCCTGGTGACGGCCTGGAAGGACCGTTCCTCCATGCCCCGGTAGGGCACGGCAAGATAAACCCGCCTCATTTTTTCCCCCCCTTTCCACCCCTGCTGAAGGGTGGCCGCTCCGTTGCGCCGTTCTCGTCGAACCAGGTATGGCAAACCGGGCACCTGACCTTGGAGCCCGGCAGACAGTAAACCGAATCCCCGCATGTGGGGCACTCGAAAAGAACCAGTTGCGGAGTCTTTTTCACTCGGTCTCCCCCCTCAGGAAGGACCTTGCCGCCCAGGACGCCCGGAGGGGGAGGGGGGGGAGGCGTCCTTTGTGGGCGGCAAGGCGGTTGTTTGGCGGGGTGGGAGGCAGACACCTCCCGACACTATCATTATATCATGCCGTTTCGGCAATTTTGACCAAAAAGTAGTGCCAGCCCAGTTGCCGCAACGGCACGCATGCTCTTTAATTCGTGAAAGTCTCGGCCTTTTTCCCCAGGACGGCGCAGATGGCGTTCCAGGTGTCCGCCAGGCACGCCCGTTCCTCGTGTTCCGTCCATCGCCCCGCCTCCAACCCGACGCCCTCGGGGTCCCCCGGCGGCTCGCACCAGACGTTGTTGCGGATGGCCTCCCCGTGCCTGGACCGGATCATGGGCCAGACCCGGTCGAAAAGGTCCTTCAGTTCCCTGGCGGCCCTGAGGGTCCTGTCGCCCTCCAGGCGCTCCACGACGGACACCGCCTTGGGGAGTCGGTTACCGCCGCTCCCCGGTTCCCTGGAGTAGTCGATCCCGATGGACAGGGCCACGGACTCGATCTCCGCCACCCTGGAGGAGATGATCCGCCCCAGGTTCGGTGCGACCTCAAGGAACCTCAGGATGGAGAACCTTTGTGACGGCGACACGCCGTTCACTCGCCTGAACCTGCCCCTCATCTCCCCGCCGCACCTCCCTTCCACGGACATCCCTCCTGTTCATGCCGAACCGGTACCCCTTCCAGGCGTAGACCCTGGAGCCGTCGTCCAGCCGCCCGACGTGGTAGAGGGCCCGGAAGACGGCCTGGTCCTCGGTCAGGGTCTCCAGGACGGCGTAGAAGATGAACCCGCCGGTGCTTGACACACCCCAGGGGATACGCACAAGAAATTCGTGGCTGACGTCGTTTTCTGTCAACTGGAGGGGGGCGTCGCCGAAGGACATGGACCGGTGGGCGGTCCTCAGCTTCGGGAGGCGCTTGCTCCCGGCGTCATCCGTGCCGGTGGGGAAGTGCCCCAGGACCTCCACCAGGCGGCTCTGCCCCCTGGGAATCCGGGGGTAGACGTAGGCGTCCAGGTGCTGGAGCCGCTCGTCCAGCCACCGGACGATCTTCTTGTGCCCCACGAGCCTCACCTCCCCATGACCCCCTCGAACAGGTAGGCGTAGCGTTGCCTCAACCCTTCCAGGTAGCGCTTTTTCCTGACCTTCACCATCTCCGAGTGGTCCAGGGCCTTCCTGACGGCCGGTATGATCCGCTCCCGGTCTCCGCCGTTTTCCGCCTGGAACCGGAGCCCCGCCAGGCTCCGGTTCACCTCCCCCAGTTCGGCGTCGGCCTGTCTCACGATGTCGGCCCGTTCGGCCCTGTAGGCCTGCATCTCCGGCGAACCCAGCTTACGTGCCTTCCGCATCCGGCTTTTACGGCTCATGGTCACCCCTCCTCAGCACTTTGAAAATCCGCAGGTGCATTTCAGGCACCCTTCCTCGTGGAGCAGAACGGCCCCGCACTCCGGGCAGAGGGAGGCCCCGTGGACCGTCACCGTCTTGCCCCCCAGGCGCTCCAGGGCCTTGCCGATGGCGTCCGGCAGAGACTTGATGGAGCCGTCCTCGTCGAAGACCGGCTGTTCACCGGCGATCCCCTTCAGTTGCCCCACGACCTCCTCCAGGGGAACCCCGTGCCTCAGGGCCAGGGAGATCAACCGGCCCAGGGCCTCCGTGGCCGCCGAGACCTCCTTGCCCCCCTTCCCCAGGGTGGCGAAGACCTCGAAGGGCACCCCGTCCATCTCGTTGCAGGTGACGTAAAGGTTCCCGAAGACCGTGGGCACCTTCCGGGTCCTCCCGGTCAGTTCGTCCGGGCGCTCGGCCTTCCGTGGGGCGCTAACCAACACCGTGGCCTTTTTCGCCTCCTTGTTGGTTAGCACCTGGACGTTCTTGGAGCCGTCACGGTAGACCGTGATGCCCATGCAACCCAGGTCGTAGGCCATGCGATAGGCCTTCACCACGTCCATGACGGTGGCCGAGTGGGGCAGGTTCACCGTCTTGGAGACCGCCAGGTCCACCCCCGTCTGCCAGGCAGCCTGATGGCGGACGTGCCATTCGGGGTCCACCTCCAGGGCCGTGGGCACCAGGGCGTTGGGGTTCCATCCGGGATACCGCTCCTTCACCGTGGCCAGGACCGGCACCTCCATGTCCACCGTCACGTCGCCGTCTCGTTCCACCACCCGGCGGGTGTAGGACCGGGCGAAGTAGGGCTCGATGCCGGAGGAGCAACCGGCCAGGATGGAGATGGAGCCCGTGGGGGCGATGCAGGTGAGCGTGGCGTTCCGCCGGGGCCGGTAGGACACCATCCCGATCTCCAGGGGCATCCCCGGTTGCTGTCCGTTGTAGGCAGGGAAGGGCCCCAGGAGGGTGGCCAGATTCTCGGAGGCCAGGTGCGCCACGAATTGGATTTCCTTCGACACCCTCTCCGCCAGCTTGACGGCCTCGTGGCTGTCGTAGGGGATGGCCATGAGGGCCAGGCAGTCCGCCCACCCCATGACCCCCAGGCCGATCTTCCGGGTCTGCTCCACGTTCCAGCGGATCTCCTCCAGGGGGTAGTCGCAGGCGGTGATGACGTCGTTCAGGAAGTGGACCGCCGCCACCACGGTGGGGCGGAGCCGCCCCCAGGCAAAGGTTCCGTCCTCGTCGACGAAGGACGCCAGGTTGATGCTTCCCAGGTTGCAGGCCTCGTAAGGCCTCAGGGGGCTTTCCCCGCAGGGGTTCGTCGATTCCAGGGGCCCCAGGTTGGGCACAGGGTTGTTTTCGTTGATGCGGTCCAGGAACACCAGGCCTGGGTCGCCGTTTTCCCAGGCGTTCATCACGACCGCCCACCAGAGTTCGGCCACCTTCTCGTCACCGGCGTCCAGGAGCCTGAAGAACTCGCCGTCAACACCCAGGGAGATGTTGAAGTTTTCGAGGGTGCCGTCGGCCTTGGCGTTCACGAAGGTCAGGGCGTCCGGGTGCCGCCACTCCAGGATGCCCATGTTGGCCCCCCGTCGCATCCCCCCCTGCTGGACCACGGAGGTGGCCTTGTCGAAGAGGCTCATGAAGGACACGGGGCCCGACGCCACGCCGTTGGTGGACCCCACCCTGGACCCCTTGGGCCTGAGCCGGGAGAAGTTGAAGCCGGTACCCCCGCCGGACTTGTGGATCAGGACCTGGTCCGTCAGGGCTCTCATGATTGCCTTCATGTCGTCCTCCACCGGGAGGACGAAGCAGGCGGCAAGCTGGTTCTCCCCGCTTTCCTTCCCGGCGTTCATGAGGGTCGGGGAGTTCGGGAGGAACCGCCCCGAGGCCATGAGGTCGTAGTAGACCTCGCTCCAGAGGGTTCCGGGCTTCGCACAGGCGTGGGTGACATCGAGGGCGATGCTCTCGCCGTTATCGGCGACGTAGTCCGCCACCCGCCTGAAGACGTCCTCCACGCTTTCGCCGGGCCGAGTGTAGCGTTTCCAGACCCTCTCGTTCAGGGGGGTGAGTTTAAGCCGGTTCAATGTCTTCACGCCCCCCTCGCCCCATGGCCACCCCCACGATGTCGCACCCCACCGGGAGGAGGTCCTGGATGGCCGTCAGCAGTACCTGGACGGTCTGCTTCTGAAGGGTCAGTATCTCCGGCGTCATGGCCGGTGGGGCCACCAGGCCGAACCGGAGGACCGAGAAGGCCGAAATGTTGGCCATGGCCACCTTGAGCAGGGGCAGGTGGGTCTCGAAGTAGATGTGCGCCACCGCTCGCTCGACGTTGCGGAGAGCCTCCTCGTCGTTCTTTTCCAGCGCCTCCTTGTGGTTCTTCCTGTGCGTTTCCAGGATCGTCCGCAGGCGCTCAATCTCGTCCAACGGCGTTGTCTTCACGTTTTCGTCCATCACAGTCTCACCCTTTCCAGCAGGTCCTTGATGTCGTCCACCGACCGGACGATCCGGTATTCCCCTCCCGACACTTCCACGCTGTACTGGAAAAGCTTCTGGGCCTGGCTCTGCTTCCCCGTGGGGGTCTTCACCTCGATCCACACCGTCCGGCCGAAGGCCATGGCCACCAGGTCCGCAATGCCCGGCGTGGAGCCCAGGCTCTGATGGATGCGGACCACGAACCATCCGTCTGCCTCCAGGACCCCCTTGACCTCCCTCTGGATAAGGGTCTCGGGGTTGGTGCGCCGGGTCGGCTTGGGCCCGGCGGCTTCGATGGCCCTCCTGATCTGCTCCTGGGGCGTCAGGGCGCTAGAAAGGGATGTCTGCGTCTTCTTCGCCACCCTGGGCCGCCTCCTCGAAGGTCTCCTGTTTCGGTTCGACCTTCCCCTTCCGGGGAGCGTACTGGACCACCGTGACATCGCCGTTGTTGACGATGATCTCCAGGTCCGTCTTCGTCTCCCCCTCCTTGTTCTGGTAGGTCCGCACCGAGAGGTTCGACCCGTGAATCTTCACCGGGGAACCCTTGTGGAGGACCTCCGCCAGAAAATCGGCGTAATCCCGGAAGGCGGTGATGGTGTAGTAGTTCGTGCCCACCTTCTTCCGCTCGCCGTTCTCGGTCTTGTAGATGCCCACCGGGAGGCGAAGCTTGCAGATGGAGTCGCCGCTTTGAAGCTTCCGCCACTCGGGGTCTCTGCCCAGGTTTCCCTGGAGGATGTGCGTTTCACCGTCCATGCACGACACCTCACTCTCCGAAGCCTATGCCCGAGGCCACCCTGACGGGTTCCTCCTTCGGGCGGATTTTTTCCTGAATCCTCATCCAGCGGGGGCACCGGTTCCCGAAGTCCACGCAGAAGGTTCTCCCATCGTCCGTGTCGATGGGGTAAACGTCGTACAGTTGCCCGTTGTAGGGGCAATGGAGGCAGTTGCTCACCCGGCAGATGGCGTCCTGATTGCGTGCCAGGGAGAAGGCCGGTCGGTCGTACCGGGTCTCCGCCCGGCCGAATCCCCGGAGGTCCTCCATTCGGACGACGTCGTGGGGGTACAGGAACTGGACGAAATTCAGGTTCCTTTCATCCACGGATGCCCTGAGGTCCTCCAGGTTATCCCAGGGCGTGTTGCGAAGGCAGGTCGACAGGACCTGGGCGAAAGGGTTATCCATCCAAGGGCCTCCCGAACTCCTGGGCGATGCGAATGGCCACGTTGGCCACGTCCAGGGCTTCGGCGTAGATGCGCTCCCGCCGCCACTCGTCGAAGTCGACCCCAGGCGGGAGGCCGTGGGCCACGGGGTCTTCCGGCATGGTGAGGGCGACACCCAGTTCACCGGCCTCCTCCAGGACCTTCGAGGCGGCGCAGGTTCGGAGTATGAAGCGCCCCCACTTCTGGTCGGTCTTGTCCTTGAGGAACATGAGGTCCGACAGGACCCGTTCTATGCTGGCGGTCATGCTACCCCCTCCTGTTGTCGTAATTGCCCTCCAATGCCTTCGAGAAGTTCTCGGGCTTCTCGAAGAGCCAATCAAACCCGAACCACTTGCCGCCCGTGATGGCCTTGGAACAGTCGTTGGCCAGATAGCCGAAGAACGCCTTGAAGTCCTCCAGGGTCTTCAGCTTCTCCCTCTGCTTGGCCCACTCCCGAGTCATGGCTCGTTTCCGGTTTTCCGTGACGTCCTTCACCCTGGGGATGCCCAGGGGCGACATGACCTCGTTCCACGCCTCCACGATCTTCTTGTGTGGGCATGGTGGAATCCGGTTCCCAGGCCGTTCCCTGTCCGGGGCCAACGGAACGGTGGCCCCCTTACTTACTCCGTTAGGAGTAAGTATCTGTTCTCTGTAATCTGTAATCTGTACCGTTCCCGTGACGTTCCCGTGACGTTCCCGTGACGTTCCCGTGACGTCACATGTATACTGTTCAGACGATTTGCGCTTCTGCCGCCACTTCCGGGTCCGCTCGGTGGAGGTGGAATCGTACTGGTATTGCCGGTCATCCCACTTGGCGATAACCAGGGCCCCGTCGTCCTCCACGAGCATCCCCTGGCTCAGGAAGGCCTCGATGGCCCCTTGCACCTCATCGACCTGCAGGTAGGCCGCATCGGCGACGTCCTCCACGGAAATGGGGAGGCCGTCTTTTAAGAGCAGTCTCCCCCGTTCCGGCGATTCGCTCGCCAGGCAAAGCAGAACGATCCACATCCAGCGATAGGAAACGGGGTGGCGTCTGAGTTTCCGATCCCAAACGGTCTCCGGGTACAGCCGGAGCCACATGGGCCTCACCCCCTATTCGTCGGCCAGGTCATCGGGGGGGGAGGGCGAAATCCCGGTGAACCAGGACCTCGCCCCTCACACCCGCCATCCTCAGGTTCTCAAGGAAAGCCTCAAAGACCCCCTCCTTCCGCCACGTCGTCCACGGCGATCACCCCGTCCACGATGTCCTGGACAAACCCTTCGATCTGGACCAGGTCCTCCTCCGTCCACTCCTTGGAGGGCTTGTTCGTCTTGCTCGTGAGGACCGACTTGGCTTTCACCTGGTCTCCCTTGAAGTGTTCAACCAGGCTGTTCCAAACCTTCTCCTTGCGGAGGGCGGTCTCACTCTTGGGCTTGGGTGCCGGTGGCTGTTCCGGAGCGGCTGGCTCGGCCTTCTTGGGCTTCTGGGCCTGGGCCGGAGCCGGGGCCGGGGCCTTGGTGTTGACTGGACCGGAGGCGGCGTTTCCGTCGTCGTCCTCCTCGGTGACGATCCCGAGAAGGGGGCTCAGGGAGTAGCGCCGGGCGTAGGTGATGGCGCTCCCCACCCCCTGGGGGTCCACCTTCGAGGGCTTCAGGGTGATTAAGCTTGAGAAATACTGCCCAGAGGTGTGGTACAGGGTGGTCAGGAGCCTCACCTCGTCGGGGGAGGACTCCACCAGGTTCTGGACCAGGGCCAGGCCGTTCTCACCCATGATGGGCCGGGCCTCGTCCATGATGGCCGCCAGGTCGGCGTACGAACTGCCGAAGTGGGGGTTCTTCTTGTTTTTCCCGACGGTACTCACCTTAGTCTGGAACTTGATGAGCGCCGGGAGAATCTTGTCGATGGCCTCCGACCGCATCTGGAGGGCCACAGGGTTGTTGGCGCAGGTTCCGTCACACATGGGTTATTCCCCCCCTTTTCGTGCGTCCAGGCCCCGTTTCATCCAGTAGACGTCCAGGAGCCTCAGGAAGATTTGCCAGTAGGTGTCAAGGGTCTCGACGATGGGGTGGTCCTGATACTCCTCGTTGTTCCCCTTGCCGATCTGGATGATCCGGGCCCCGTCCACCTCGTAACCGGCCTCCCGAAGGAGTTGGACGTAGGCCGCAAGCTGAATCTTGTGTTCGTCGTAGATGTTGTCGCTGGACTTGAAGTCCAGGACCCAGGGCCGACCGTCGTAAATCCCGTACCAGTCGCAGGTGCCGCCGAAACGGTGGACCTCCGACACCATCTGCTTCTCGATGGCGATGGCCTGCAGTTCGTGGTTCTTCGCCCAGTTGCAGAACGACAGATATGCGTTCTCTGCCAGGTCCACCTGCTTGGGCGTGAAGTTCTCCAGCGCCGGAGGCTCGCCGCCGAAGTCCTGGGCAATCAGGGCGTGGACCAGGGTGCCCGTCTGCTTGGCGTCGGTCATGTAGGCGTCGAGATCGACCTTGGCCAGCCCCATCTTGTAACCCCACCTCACAAGGGCTGGCTTGTTGAGCAGGCCCACCACCGTTGTGACGCCCGGAACCAGGATGCCGTCCTGGGTCTTGTAGGACTGGTGGGCCGGGGCCCCCATCCGCTTCTTGTAGCCTTCCGCAGGCTTCACGGTCTTCTTGGGCTTGACGGGCCTGGGTTCAGCCCCGACCCGGCTCGCCTTTTTTGTTGCCTTTACCACCATGACGCTTCCCCCTCGCTGTTGGAATTGGATTCAAGCCGAAAAGAAAAATGCCGTTCTTGTAGACGTTCACAGGGCCCTCGGCCACGAACTCCATGGCCAGCCTTTCGGCCTGGGGCCTCGTTTGGACTTCTAGGCTTGCGTTCACGGTCCTGACCTCGTACATGTCTCCCCCTCCAGAAGGCCCTCGGCCTCAAGGATTTCGAGCAAAGCTGTTGCCATTCGGGAAAGCGGCATGCTATCCTCTCCCTCGTATGGTTTGCGTTTCGCCCGCCTTCCCTCGGAAGGTCAATGGGCCTGTGTGACCATCGCTTATCCCTTGGTTGGGTCTCAGCCCTGGGATTCAGACCGGCTGGTCGGGGTTTGGATGGCCCTCCGCATTGGCAGGTTGTCAAGGTACGTGTATATACTAGTGCCACCCCGGCAATAGGTCAAGCCCCCCTGGCATGGTTGTGCCGATGGATATTGTATGTATGACGTCATACCCCTTGCGTGGCAATATGCGTTGCCGTAAATTTCTTCTAACGGCACAGCCGAATCTAGGAGTGGTGGACATGGAGGTTGGGAAGAACATCCAGAGAGAGCGAGAACGGAAGGGTCTCAGCAGGGCCATGTTGGCAAAGGCCATGGGGAAGGATGTCTCTACCGTGTTCCGCTGGGAGAAGGGTGACCGGAACCCGTCGGCACAGGACCTGGAGGACATCGCCAACGCACTCGACATCACAGCGAGTGAACTTCTGTCCGATGGCAATGTCATCACTTACGATAGCTGGACGAAGGTTCCCGTGTTGTCAAACGAGAGTGAGATATGTAAACTATTTGTGACGGGGGCTAATATCGTAGACATGCTGGAGGTGGAGTTTTACATGGTTCTTCCGAACTCAATCATTGGCGAGAGCCCGGAAGAGGCGTTTGGGGTCAGGGCCCATGGCGACGGGATGTTGCCGGAGGTGACCGACGGGGCCATTTGCCTGGTGAACGCAACAGAGACCGTGGCGGATGGCGACGTCGCCATGGTCATCGTCAACGGGGCGGTCCAGATCAAGCGGGTCTACCGTGAGCCCGGCGGCAACCTGGAACTTCGGTCTGAAAACCCGGACTTCCCTGTGAAGACCTACGGGGAAAAGGACCTGGCAAGCGGGTGGGTGAGGATCGTTGGCAAAGTCAAGGCCGTCATCACCGTTCCGAAACGCAAATCCTGAAGCGGCCGCCATCTACGCCAGGGTCAGCACGGCGATGCAGGTGGAGGGGGGCACGTCGCTCCCCTCCCAGCTTTCCGAGTGCCGGTCGATGGCCGCACGGCAGGGCCTGGAGGTCGTGGCGGAGTACATCGACTCTGGGGAGTCCGCCAGGACCGACGAGCGGCCCCAGTTCCAGCAGATGGTCGCAGACGCCAGGCACGGGCGCTTCGGGGCCATCATCACCTGGGATAATTCCCGCTTCGCCAGGAACCGGGAGGATGCGGTCACCTACAAGGCCCTCTTGAGACGCCACGGCGTCCGGCTTTTGTTCGTCAACGAGCCGCTCATCGAGGGCCCCGTGGGAAGCCTGGTGGACTCCGTCCTGGAGGCCGTGGCGGAGTTCTACGTGGCCAACCTGGGTGAAAGCACACGGCGGGGCCTGGAGGAAACCGTGCGGCAGGGGTACTTCTCCGGCGGCCCACCCCTTTTCGGCTACCGACGGGAGGTCGTATCGGCGTCCGGCAAACGGAAAAGCCGCCTGGTGCCCGACCCGGTCAATTCCAGGGCCGTCCGTGACGTCTACCGCTGGTATGCCTCCGGCATGAGCCTCCGTGATGTGGCCAGGCGGCTCAATTCCGCCGGTGTGACCCCCCCCAGGGCGAAGGAATGGACTCCGGCGGCCGTCCAGCACATCCTGTTCAAGTACAGGGATCAGTACCTCGGCACCTTCTCTTTCGGCAGAAAGCCCGAGGCCGGAAGGCCCGAGCCCACCGTGAGCATCCAGGTCGAACCGCTCGTTGATCCCGCCCTCGCCGAAGCCGTCGATGCGGCCGCCCGTGGCCGCCGGAATATCGGGAAATTCGGCTCCGAGCCGAGACTCCTGACCGGCCTGGCTCATTGCGGGAACTGTGGCCGCAGACTCATGGTCGGGGGTGGTCCTGGGGCAGGGGGCAAAAGGGTCGGATATTACCATTGCCCCGGAAAGTGCGGCCAGGGGTGGATCAGGTGCGAGACGGCCGAAAGGTTTGTCCTGGATAGCCTGTCCAGTTTCCTGGAGGGAGAGGGGCCCGAGGGGTTGGTCGACGCCATGGCCCGACAGTATGCCGCCAGGCTGGGGCGGGTCGAACAGGACAGGGCCTCCGTGATGTCCGCCATTGCCGAGTTGTCCAGGAGGAGAGACAATCTGTTGTTTGCCCTGGAGAACGGCTCCGTGGCCCCCGAGGATGTTCGTGACAGGCTCCTGGATTTACGCCAAAAAATCGCCGTACAGCGCTCCACTCTCGAAAAAATGGAGTACGAGCCGAGAAAAAGTATTATGACGGCCGACATTATGAGAAAAAAAATAATCGCCCTCCTCTCCTCGGGATCGAGGCGTGGCAAGAGGGCGGCCCTCAATGTTCTCCTGGAGAGAATCGACTTCCATGACGGTCTTCCCAGGATCACCTTCGCCCTACCAGAGGGTTAGGAACGAGAACACCTTCCTAACCCAACGGTAGAGACGACAAAAGGCCCCGTCCAGGGCGATTCGGGCCACATGGGCCAAAACCACCCCGAACGGGGCAGGGTGCCGGTTAGAACGCAATAGCGCCCAGGGCAATCCCCCCGAGAAGGAAAAACCACCTCTCGTTCGCCAGGATTCGGCTCCTCTCCTTTTCCCTGGCCAGATCGGCGTTGAGTTGGAGGGTTAGGGTCTCCAGACGGCTTGCGGCCTCCATCAACCGATTTCCACCCTCCCTTTCCACGCTGAGAGCCTCTCTGAGGGCGTCTCTTTCGGCCCGGACGGACTCCCTATCGGCCCAGAGCAACTTGAGGTCCTCCACGGCCATCGTGACGGCCTTGCCGTCGGGGGAAACCGTCAGGATCGCCGACGGGTCGAAATTTTCGGAGACGACGACGGACGGGGCCTCAAGGGCTGGTTCGGCGTAGGTCACGGATGGCGTCAGCAATGTCACGCAGAACAACGTCATCGCTAGAAGCCAAAACTTCTTCACGAGCCCTCTCACCTGCCTTCCTGACGGCCTCGTCCTGGACAGGGCGCTTCTCCCTGATGGCGTTTGCGGCTTCCCGGCTTTCCTGGACTACCCCAGGAGGATTTGCCGTATCGACCGCCTGGGGATGACCCGGTCCACCGTGGCTCGCAAGAAACCATCTATATCCACCTGCTCCGACCAATACCCCGAATAGGACAAGGGCGATGGCCGCCACTCCACGAACCCAAGGACGCATGGCACGCCCCCTTCCTCGATGTCGGGGAGAGCCTCGCCCATCGGCTCGCCGACGCTAAAGGCCCTCTCCCCGTCCATCGACTACTCCTTCCCCAGCTTCGACTTGACCCAGGCGACGAAGTTCGCCACCTTCTCGCCGAAGCCCTTGAACCAGCCTTTGCCAATCCCGACGACGATGAGGAAAAGCGATATTGCAAGGATAGCGCCTTTCAGGTTGCTCATGCTCTTCACCTCCCTCTTTCTGCGTCTTTCTGGATGTAGACCAATGCCCCGCCCATGGCCATCTTGACGATGTCCTGGACGAAGGCGTTCTCCTTCCCCCAGGCCATGGCCAGCCCGAAGATGAGGACCAGGAGGACCATGAGGATGACATCGGACGACTGGAACTCTTTCTCGGCCCACTCCTTGAGGGTTCCCACGATCTAACCCCCCTTCGCCGCTAGGGATGCCATGGCGGCCCACAGCGTCACGGCTGTGCTAAGGCCCCCCACCACGACCGACACCACAATGGGGACAACCCATCGCCTGAACGACCTCTCCGCCCGTCTTTCGGCATCGATGGTGAGGATGGCGTCTGCCAGGCGCCGGACCTCGCTTGCCAGGTCCTTGGTGTTCTTGTCGTACTCCTTCTGCTCCTCCTCCAAGGCCCCAAGCCTCCCTTCTATTCGAGCGAACTGGAGGGAGTGGGCCAGGATGAGTTCTGGAGTGTGTTCGAGACCACGTTCGTCTACGCTCTGGACGTCCACTATCCACCCCCCCTTTCGATGGCCATCCTGGCGCATTGCGCCATGGAGACCTCCAGGGCGGGAACCCTGGCTGTCAGGAGGGGGGCCGCCTTTGCGAGGGAACCTTCCAGCAGGACTCGCCAGTCCGGGCCCAGAAGGCGCTTGCCGAAGCTGACGACGTGGTTGGATAGGCTCTTGAAGTACGCCGGGCCTGTGGCCCAGCAGTACTTCGACCGGTTGACCCCGCAGAGTCCTCCAAGGAAGAGCCAGACGTTGTCGGGGCTCGGGTTGTAGTAGAGCCCCATGATCCGGGAGTAGTCCTGGAAGAAGTGTTCGATGGAGTCGTAGACCCTGAACCCCCTGGGGGTTCCCCGATCCCACTTCCCGCCGATGAACTCGTCGGTCTTCAGATCGACGCATTTGCCGTTGGAAATGCTGATTTTCTTCTCTGTCCAGGTCCTCGTACACTTGATCCCGGCGTAGTTGTTGTACTCCGCCGACAGCCTGGAGCCGAAGGGAACGAACACCTTCTTGCCATCCACCAGCCGCCTGCTGGAGGCCTCGTGGTAGGTCTGGGCCAGGGCCCCCAGGGCGTTGACGGGTTTCCCGTTCCACATCTTCCCTTCGGCGTTCAGGCGCTTGATGGTGCCGAACATCTCCTCCACTCTCAAATCCTCATCACCTCCCCTGCTTAAAGAATCCGGGTTTCCGGCCGTCGACCCTCGCCGATCCGTCGCTATCCATGGGCGACTGAGTCAGGAAGGGGTCTTCCACGGAACACGGCAACCCCTCGTCGTGCCTGCAGAGATGCAGGCGGACCCTGCGGCTCTTGGCCAGCGTCATGAGGGCCTTCCTGGCCTTCGCCAGGTCGGCGTATTCCGTGACGGCCAGGACCCTGCCGTAGTTTTCCGGTTCGACCTTGGCCTCCAGGTCCACCAGGACGGGGGTGCCCTCGGCCCCCTCCTCCATGGAGACACCCTCGCCCATGGCCATGGCCTCTTCGCCCACCAGGACTTCAGCCGCCTCGATCTCCTCCAGGAAAATTCTCATGGCGTACCCCCCTAAGCGTGTGGATACCACCAGTAGCCGTAGGTCGTGGCGTTCCGGGCCGGGCCCGTGATGGTGCCGTCCTTGGCCCCGGTGGTCTTGTCGTCGATGGTGGTGCCCCCGTCGTCGAAGTACCAGTAGGCCACCAACCCCGATGTCGACGGGTCTATGGCCACCTTGTAGTTGGCCTGGATGTTGGCCTGGGTCCTGGCGACGTTCCACACCCGGAAGTCGGAGATGCCGAAGTAGCCGAAGTTCGACGAGCCCGTGCTGTAAGCCCCAACGCCTGTTGGGCCTGACGATGCGACCGTGGCGGAGGGCGTTGTGTCCTTCCAGCTTTGGCCGTTGACATAGATGTTGTAAGTCGAGCCGCTACGGGTCACGGCGATGTGCTGCCAGCGGCCTGACCTGAGGATTTTCGAGAGGGCCACGATGCTCACCGGGCTTGCAGAACCCTCGGCAACGGCCAGGGCTCCTTCGTAAAAAAGGAGGGCGACCTGCTGGGTGGCGTGCGCTGTGGCGCCCTGGGCGAAAATCCTGGCCCACTTCTCTCGCCACATGGGGTAGAGCCAGAACTCCAGGGTGTAGGTGGTGCCGTTGATGACCTGGGCGGTGTCTCCAAAATCCACCCAGGCGCTGCCTCCGTTCAGGAAGAGGGCCCGGCTGTGGAGAGGGGGCCTGCCCACAAAAAGGTCTCTTGTGGATGGATAGCCCAGGGGGAACTGGCAGCGGTCATTGGCCCCCAGGAGGAAGGGCATCCCGTCGTCGTTCAGGGAGACCCAGCGCCGGTCGGCTTCGAGCTTGCTCCATCGAGCGTACCTTTTCTGCATCCAGTCTCACCCCCTAAGACCAGGTGCAACCCGTGATGGTGCCGTTCTTGCCGTTGCCCGTCACGTCGGAAAGGCTCGTGCCGCTCTCCTCGTTCATGGGCAGCCACATGAGCAGGTCGCTCCGGTTGGGTTTGGGGTCCATCTGCATCCAGACGCCTATCTCGGCCTGCGACAGCGCACGGTTCCATATCCTGAAGTTCCACAGCCAACCCTTGAAGAAGCTGCCGTAGACGTTCGTACACCGGCAGCCGATGGTGTTCAGGTTGCTGGCCCCGGCCGTGGAGCCGGATGCCGCCGTGGTCAGGATGCCGTTCTTGAAGACGTCGTACACGCCTGCAAGTCTCGTGACGGCCAGGTGGAACCAGCCGCTGGTCGTGGTGTATTTCGCCCCGATGCCACGATTCACCGCACCGTTGGCAAAGACCGTGATGTTGCTATTAACCTGCGTGATGGTGAAGTCGTCGGTGGAGAAGGCCTTCTGGCAGAAAATCCTCAGGAAGTCCGTCGTGGTTTGGGGGTTTAGCCAAAACTCGACCGTGATGTCCTGGGATGCCCCGAAGATGGCCGCAGTCGACGGCAGGTCCACACGGTCGTTCACCCCGTCGAAATAGAGGTACTTTGTGGGGTATTTCCTCCATGTGCAGCGCAGGCTCTTGGTCGACGGCACGGGCCTCATGACCCCACTTCCAGGGCGGCAGAAGGTACTTTCGTATGAGGAGCGGAGCATGACTACTCCTCCCCGCCGTAGACCCCTATGGTCACCTTGGATGCCGTGTCGCAGAGCCCTGACAGGACGTCTCCCGGCGCCAGGACCATTCCGGGTCCGGCGAACTCGACCATCAGGGTTTCCTGAGGGGCGAGGTCTACCTTCCAGACCTCGTTGGTTACACCGGCCGAACCCCCGGAAGCGTAGTGGTAAAGGGTGACCGTGTAGGTGTTGGCCGTGTCCGTGTTGTGGAGCAAAACCATTTTGACGTAGGTCGTCTTGCCGGTGGCCCCCGTCACCTGGGCAGCGACAGAGGCCGTCAATTGGGCCGGGTATTTCAGGGTCTTGGCTGTGATGGCCAAACTTCATCCCTCCTTAATTCCAGAACCACGAGAGCTTCACGACCTCGCCCTGGTCAACGGAACCTGCCGGAGTCTCGGCCACCCACTTCGACGTGCCGCTATCCCAGGTGAGGACCTGGCCATCGGAGGGGGAACTCACGTTGACGTTCGAGAGGTCGTAAAGGCTGTGGCTGTGGCTCGCCGCCGCATAGGTTCCGTCGTGGTTGTGGGTCGTGGCCGCCTTGCCGTCGAGCGTGGTCTGGAGGTTCGTGACGTCGGAGATGGCATGGCTGTGACTGACCGGTGCGTAGACGCCGGAATGGTTGTGCCCCAGCGGCGAGTAGGCCGAGTCATGGTTATGGGTGGTGGCGGCCTTCCCGTCCAAGGCCGTCTGGAGGTTCGTCACGTCGGCGATGGCGTGGGAATGGCTCAGGGGTGCATAAGCCGAGTCGTGGTTGTGGGTGGTGGCAGCTTTCCCGTCGAGGGTTGTCTGGAGGTTCGTCACGTCGGCTATGGCGTGGGAGTGGCTGACTGGGGCATAGACCCCCGAGTGGTTGTGCCCAATGGGGGAATAGGCGGAATCGTGGTTGTGGGTCGTGGCCGCCTTGCCGTCCAGCGTCGTCTGGAGGTTGGTCACGTCCGATATGCCGTGGGAGTGCAAACTGGCCGCCTTCCCGTCCAACGTCGTCTGGAGGTTTGTGACGTCTCCGATGGCATGGCTGTGCGAGACCGGGGCATAGACCCCGGAATGATCGTGGCCTACGGGCGAGTAGACCCCGGAATGGTCGTGTGTCGTCAGGGAGTATTCCGAGTGGGTGTGACTCGCCGGGGCGTAGGTTCCCGAGTGGTCGTGTGTCGTCAGAGAGTATTCGGAGTGGGTGTGACTCGCCGGGGCGTAGGTTCCCGAGTGGTCGTGGGTCGTCAGAGAGTATTCGGAATGGGTGTGTGAGAGGGGGGCGTAGACCCCGGAGTGGTTGTGCCCCAAGGGCGAATAGACGGTGTCGTGGTTGTGGGTGGTGGAAGCCTTGCCGTCCAGAGCGTCCTGGAGGCTGGTCACGTCTCCGATGACGTGGGCGTGGCTGGCCGGTGCGTAAGTACCCGAGTGGTCGTGCCCCACGGGAGAGTAGACCCCGTCGTGAGTGTGGCTGATGTCGGCGTAGTCCAGGTCGTGGTCGTGCGTTACCGGCGAGTAAACACCAGTATGGTTGTGAGTCGTCAGGGAGTATTCCGAGTGGGTATGGCTGATGTCGGCGTAGTCCAGGTCGTGGTCGTGCCCCAGGGGCGAATAGGTAAGGTCGTGGTTGTGCCCCACGGGGGAGTAGACCCCGTCGTGGTTGTGGCTGGCCGTTGCGGCCCCGATGTCGGCGGGGCTCAGGGCGTCGGTTCCACCCGTGGCGTGGCTGGCCTTATGAGCCGAGGGAGCGTAGGTGGAGGGTTTCCCCGTGACGCCGCTCCAGGGAACGGCGTCCGCCGAAACGGCGGCGTTCACCTTGCCGTCGCCATCCGGGTCGTAGGTCGACTTCATCATGTCGCCAGCGTCCACGGACCCCCAGCCCGTGTCCAGGTCGGTGCCGGAAAGCTTCACCAGGACCTGACCGGCCGTTCCTCCCATGGGAACACCGGGGCCCGTGGGGCCAGGAACACTGGCTTGGGCCACGGAAACCTGGTAGACCAGGGGTGTGACCTGGACGACGTGGTTGTAGGTGGAGACCTCGACCGAGTTGCCGATGGCGGCCACAGCAAGTCCAGACGCCGTGATTTCGACGGTATGGGTTGAATAGCTGACCGCCAGGCTCATGCTAGTCCACCACCTCGGGGGAACTGATCCACTTGCCGTCGAAAAGCCGGACGACCACCCCGCCGGGGCTTTCGATCTCCATGGCGCAGACCCCCTTCTTCCCCAGGGATTCGGACTGCAGAAGGGCGGTCCTGGCGTCCGAGAGGGTGGCCGTGAACTTGCCGTTCGTCGTGCCGACGCTGATGCCGTCGGTTTCGGTGAGCCGGAAGTATTCCGTGCCGCCAACCCGGTCCTTGAAGGAAAGCCGGGCCGAATACCCCGTCACGTCGATGGGGTCACCGGCCTGATCCTTGTAGACGCTCTCGAAGGAGAACGTCGTGCCGCAGTCGATGTAGAACATGAGCGTCTCATCCACGAGTTCGATCTTGTTGGCCAACGAGGTCACCTCCGTTCTGAAGGGAACCGCCCGGCGAGGGAATCCCCCACCGGGCGGGTTTTCGGCCTAGAAGTAGGCCATGACGTCCTTCTTGCGCTTCTCCTTCCGCCAGCCCAGGAGGGCTCCGGGGCGGCCCTCGTCCAGGGTCTTCAGGAGCCGCTTCACGGCCGTCACCGGCACACCGCCCCAGAGGATGGAGTAGGCCTCGTAGAGGGCCAGGATTTCATCCCCGCCGAACTCGAACTCGGCCAGGCCCTTGAGACCCTTGCCGATGTCCTGGGCGGCCGAGTCGATGGCGGAGCCGCCGCCGAACCCGTGCCAGGCGGAGATGACGCCCTTGCCGATGAGCGGAACGCTCCCGACGATGTCCTCCGTCAGGTAACCGGCCAGTTCGCCGGGTTCCTCGGGCGGACGCCCCTTCACCATGAGCGACAGGAGGAAGGTGGCCGTCAGGAGGCCCATGGCGGAGCCCAGGGCCCCTCCGATGCGCCCCGTCTTGATGTCGCCCCACATGTCGTGGCTGGCGATGTTCCACACCTTGTTGGCCTGGTTCTGGAAGATGGTCATGAGGTTCAAGAACTCGTTCTGGGCCATGTACCGGGGGAGTTCCTTGGGGTTGGCGGCCTGCTGGGTGTTCAGGGTCACACGCTGGGCCCTGTAGCGTGCGTCCTCGGGATCGGTACCCTTGGCCAGTTCCGCCTTGTAGACGGCGTTCCAGCCGATGACACGGGTCACCATGTCGAACCAGAGGATGGGCTTGAACCCCGCCCGTCCGATGGCATGCTTCAGCCGCTTGTACTTCGGGTCCTTCGTCCGCCGGAGTTCCTCCAAGGTCCGTTCGATGGCCTGGTCCTTCACCTGGGGGTCCAGGTTCCACACTTTTCTGAGCGTCTCCCTGGGGGCCATGGCGAACTCACCGGCCGACAGGAGGAGGTTCAGGGGCCCCGCATCCCTCAGGTAGTAGGCCAGGGCCGTGGGCTGTTTCATGATGGTGCCCAGGTTGTAGGCCAGGTAGGCCACGGCGGCGTTGGACCGGATGAACTTCGCCATGACGTCCGTGGCGGCGAACCCCTTGTAGAAGTCGGGCACCGCCAGGCGGTTGACGAAGTGTTCGAGCGTGTCGTAGACCTCCTTGCCGTAACGGGCCGAGAGGGTCTGCTTCAGGACGGGGTCCTTCAGGACGTCCTGGAACTCCTTCACCATGCTGGAATAGGCGACGAAGTGTTCCTGGATGTCCACGGTCTTGAGCCAGTTGCCGAAAAGCCCGATCTGGAGCGGGGTCTGGTGTTCCGGCGAGATCGTCTTACGGGCGTGGGAGAAGCCGTGCTTGGCGTAGAACCGTCTCAGGCCGTTCACCCGCATGAACTCGTTCTTGACGGCCTCCATCCCCGTGTCCACCAGTTCCCCGGCCTCTTGCCAGGAATCCCGGTACATGGGGGAGTAGAAGGGCTCGTCCAGGAACCCCACGTCGTAGGTGCCCACCATGGCATCCTTCAGGGCCTGGCGGCGGGTCTCGTAGTCCGCCAGGACCGCCTGGGCCAGTTCGATCTCCTCGGGCTTCAGAAGCTTCTCCATCTCGGCCTTCATGGCCTCGTCAATGCCGTTGCCGTATTTCAGGGCATCCCGCTTCATCTCGTTCATCCACCCCACGTAGACCTCCAGGATGGAATCCAGGGTGAAGTCGACCTTCTCCCCGGTCTCGGGGTCCACGGTGGAGTAGCGCACGGCGGCCAGGTCGCTCTCGTTGATGCCCAGTTCCTTCATCTTGGCCATCATGGCGTCGTGCCTGGAGAACTTGGCCTTCAGGAAGGCGTCCTCGGCCGAATCGGCCCGGCGCATCATGTAGGTGTGCCAGAGCCCCTTGAAGTTGCCGTACTTGTCCAGCCAATCAAGGATTCGGCTGGGGGTGAGGCTCCAGGCGTTCAGGTGTTCCCTGAAGCCTCTCTTCCGCTGGCCAGGCACCATCTTCTGCTCGGTGGGGCCCTTGGGGCCTCCCAGGCTATGGACCAGCGTCTTGACGGTGCCTTCGATCTTCTCACGGTAGGCCTGCTGTTTTTCCTTCAGTTCGGCCTTCCCGGCCTCCCTGAGGGCCATGACCTCCGTGTGGAGACTCCTGAGTTCGTCGAGGGTCATCTCGTAGACCGACCGGCGGGTGAGGCGTGCCAGGTCGTCGGGGGTGATGTCCTCCGCCGCCTCTGGGTTGTCGGCCAGGAACTGCCGGAGTTCGGCGTCGATCCGGGCCTGGTACTTCCGGGGGTCTATGCCCTCGCCCTTGGCCAGTTCCCTCACGGGCTTCGAGATGCCCCGGCGCTTGGTGTCGTACTTCTCCAGGATGTCGGCGATCCTCTCCCGGTAGCCCCAGGAGATGCCCCCTCGGGTGGCCGAATCCAGGTCCTTGACCATGGACCGGACCTCGGCCCTCTCGGCGGCCCTGGCCTCCTGGCGTCGCTTGACCTCCTGGACCCTCTGGCGTGCCTCGATGTAACCGGCACGGTAGCCGGTCCTCCGGGCAATCTGGGCGGCGATGCGGGAATACCGCTGGGCCAGCCGCATGGCCTCCCGCAGGGCCTCCTTCTCGGAGACGAGTTCCCCAACTGCGGTCTGCCCGGTGACGGCCATGATCGTGTCCTTGACCCTGGCCTGGACCCACTTGAAGGCCTGGCCCTTGGCTCGCCTGGCCATGTCGCTCCACCGCACCGGCTCGCCCTTGGGGGTCTCCCTGGGGGCCTTCCGCAGTTGTTCCTCGGTCTCGGCGGCCAGGGAGCGCTCGGCGTAGAGCCGCCACATCTCCTCCTTGAGCATCTGGGCCATGGCCTCGTCCTCGCCCTCGTTGGAGGCCTTCTCGTACTCGGCCCGGAGTTCCCCGAGGGCGGCGTCGATGGCGTCGATGCGTCGTTTCAGGTAGCGCCTGGCCTGGGCCGTTCCCAGCTTCTCCAGGAGCCAGGGAAGGTTGTCCTGGGTAACCGCCAGGACGGGAGGAAGCTGGTTGGGGTTTTCCGGCCGGTTGGTAAGCTGGTTGAAGAGGTTCTGGGCGTCCGTGACGTCGTAGCCCATCTGGGAGAGCCGAAGGGCCATCTCGTCCATGGCCAGGCCGGTGCGGCGGTAGAGCCACCCCACCGACTCCCTCAGGCGGGTGGCAAAATCCGTTCCCATAAGGTTGGCCACCTGGTCGTAGGAAATACCACCCATGGTCCTGACGGCTTTCACCAGGTTCTGCCAGCCCTTCCAGGCTTCGGTCTTCATGGCGATGGCCTCGGCGGCCTCCAGGAAGTCGTCCACCTCCGTGGCGGCCTCGGGGGAACCCTCCTTGAACCATACCGGGTCAAAGAGGGCCTCCTCGTCTCCGTCGGCGGCACGGTTGGCCGGACCCTCCATGGCCATGATGGCCTGGGTCTCTTCAGAGGTTTCGGGATCGGGGGGGAGTTCGTTGACGGGCTTGATTTCGTCCTGGTAGAACGTCCGGTTCTCGATCTCGTCCTCCAGGGCGAACATCCGGTCGTAGACGCCCCGGACCTCGTCCGACAGGACGACGTCAAGCTGGGCGACGCTGTGGTAGACGTTCGTGAGCCACTTGCGGAACCACTCGAACACCCGTGCCAGCCTGGGGGAAGGGGCTTCGCCCTCCATGAGCCAGGCCTCGAACCCACGGGCGAACTGCTCGTGGTGGGTGACGTCCAGTTTCTGGCCGTGTTCCACCCCCAGCCACTTCCTCAGGCTCTCCCAATCCTTCTTCACCTGCTCCGGGGCGTCATCCCTGGAGGCCAGTTCCTCGAAGTCCAGGAGGAAGATGTGGCCGGTCTCGTGCATGAAGGTCGATTCGTCGGCGTTCTGGAAAAGCGAGACGAGCCTTTCCCCGGAGTCCGTGACCTCAAGCTTGCCACGGGGGGAGGACTCGTCCTGGTAGAGTTCCCTTAACCGTTGTTCTTCGTCGAGGTTCGCCTGGACTTGCTCTGAGGAGAGTCGCCCAGCCGCTTCCTGGAGATGCCGTTCGTAGGTCTCCCGGTCAACGCCAGAATCTGGGCTCCACGCCGGGCTTCTTCCTTCTCCATCGCTTCCAGCGCCCTCATTGTCAGCTTCAGCAAGCTGTCGGATTCGTTCGATTTGGTCACCGTAACCCGCCTCCCTCAGGATGTCTTCGTAGACCCCTGTGACAAATAATACCTCAAAGTCTGGCGTATTGGCAATATCCTTTGCCGTTAAGCCATTGGACTTCAGGAAATCCACCAGGGGCAGAGGCTTCCCGTTCACCTTGTTCTGCTTGGCGGTGTAGTACAGGGAACGGGCCCAACTCCACACCGTCTCCTGGACCTCGGAGGGGGTCCACCGGTTGCCCGTGCGCTCGGTGATGATCTCCGCCGCACGCCGGGCCATGATGTTCATGGCCAGGTAGGCCGTTCCCTTACCGGGGTCCGTCCTGCCCTTGTTGAGGTGCCCCGTCAGTTTCTTCTGGAGGATACCGGCGTAGTTGGCCATCCAGGTGTCGTTAGTCACCTCAATGACGTTCCCTAGCAGGTTCAGGCGGAAGCTGTCAACCTTCGGACCCGAGAGGATCATCTCCTCCGGGGCGTCGGTCAGGGCCCGGTAGGCGTTGTTGACCCACGCTTCGAGGATGGACTTGTCGCCCCTGTTCCCCTGGACGCTCCGGCCCATGATCTGGACGATGGCGTCGAAGTCCGTCGGACGGTTGGCGTCGATCCAGTTGGACCAGACCCTCAGGGTGTTGCCCAGGTTGTCCTCCACGGAGCATTGCGGCGAAAGGGCCGCCAGGAGTGCGGCGAACCGGGGGGCGTCCTGGCCGAAGACCTCGGAGATGGCCCTGGCGCTCCGCTCGTACCATCCCCGCTTGGCCCGTCCGGCCCAGGCCGCAGAGGCCATCTCGTCGGGGTTGGGGAGTTGCCTGAGCCACTTGAGGACCGTCTTGGCCGTCCGTTCCCGGACCTTCGCCCGTTCCGCCGGGGTGAGGTACGCCGTCACCTTGGCCGGGATGCCGGGCTTGATTCCGCCCCTGGGCATCCAGAAGGTGTTCTCGAAGTCGGGCGGGTAGCTGAAGCGCACCGGCGTGCCGTCCACGTCGATCTCGGTGTAGTTGTCGCTCAGGTCGGTGCCGACGACGGGATTGCCGCTGGTGAAGGGGGCGAACTCTCCGTCGTAGTTCTCCAGGACGCCGTTCTTGTCGAAGACGTCTCTCACCCAGTAGATGCCTGTGGGCGTCGTGATGGCCGCCTGTTCCCACTTCCGGGCCAGTTCGATGGCCTCGGACGCCGTCAGACCGGTGACCATGAAGGAGTTTTCCGGCTTTCCGCCGAAGACGCCTCGGGCCTCGTAGACGGTGATCTTGCCTCGGGTCCTGGGCTTCTTCGTGCCCTTGATGAACTTCTGGGGAATCGGGTAGTCCGGGTCCATGGCCACGGGGATCAGGAGCCCCCGGCGCTCGGCCTCCACGATCCGGTGCCGACCGTCGGAGATTTCGATGCCCTTGGGGTTGCCGAAGGATGCCGAGACCTTTGGGTAGCCGGTGAAGGCCTTGTAGCCCCGCAACCGTTTCAGCCGCTCGTGGGCGTGGACCAGGCTCTCGCCGTGCTGGGCCTCCCAGGCCTCCCTCACCTGCTTGGGGTCCACCAGGACGATCTGCGTGTACCCCAGGTCGTTCCGGTAGCGTGCCTCCTCGTCGGTCTCCTTGACGAGTTCCCAGGCTTTCGCCAGCCTGGCGTTCTTCTCCGCCCTGCCCACGATGGCCTCGATCTGCCGGGCCAGTTGGGCGTTCCTGGCGGCGTTCTCCTCCTCGGTGAAGTCCGTGCCGGGAGGGTTGGCGGCGGTGAAGATGTACCAATCCGCCTTGTCCAGGATTTTCATCAGCTTGTCCACGGGCTCGCCCTGGGAAGTCTGCCTGGCGGACTGCCAGAACGCCTTGGCCACCTGCCGGTTGGGCTCGATGTCGCCGTTTTCGTCGACGGTGAGCGGCGGCATGGCCTGGCTGGCCCCGAACTTGATGATCTTGCCGTTGCGGACGATGATGGCATCCCGGCGGAGGTCCGGGGGCGTGCCCTGGCGTTCCTCTTCGGACAGGCCGTGGCGGTTCGTCACATCCCAGGCCTCCACCTCACCGGCGATGCGGCGGTAGGTGTCGTACACGGCCTCCTTGCTCAGGCTGGCCACCAGTTCCCCTTCCATCCGGGCCAGGTTGTTGCGCCCCTCCACGACGACCTCGTTGCCGTCCTTGTCGTAGAGGACCGCTCGTTCCTGGTCGTTGGCCAGGGCCTGGCGAACACCCTTCAGGGCACTCTCGGCAATGACGTAGTTCCCCCACCGGGTGGGTTTCCACACGGCGGCCAGGGCCACGTTCAGGTTCCCGCCGTCGGCGAAGTTCTCTCGGGCCTGGATGGCGTGCTGGACCTCGTGGAGGAGAATTCCCATCTGGTGGGCGTCTCCGGCGGAATCGGGGGCGATGTGGATGGAATCCGTGGAGGGGTAGTATTCACCGGTGCCGTCCGGCAGGGAGGGGTCCAGGTAGACGTTCGTGTCGGCCAGGTCGGGGTAGGCCTTGAAGAGGGCCGGGAAGTCCAGGATGGCCCCCAGCTTGTGGTCACCCACGATGATCCCGTTGAGCCTGGCGTCGGCGTCGTTGATCTCGAACCGGGCCTCCCCGTCCATGCCGAAGTACCAGCCGGTCTCCTGTCGGATTTCCTCGTTGGTCTTCCCCTGGCTTCGCATCTCCTCGGCCAGGTCGAGGCCGTCGGGCATGACCTTGGCGTTTTTCCCGGCGTACTGGTAATAGACCTCACCAGGGGCCACCTCGGGGGCGACGCCCTTCTGGACCTTGAGGTTCTGCTTCTCGTACCAGGCTTCGGGGTCCGTGCCGGTCATGACGCCAACCGTGTAGGCCCTGGCGGACCACAGGACGGCGTTGGCCCCGGCCTGCTGTTCGTCCATGCCGGTGGCCACCAGTTGCTCCTTCACCCGGTTGTAGACCTTGGCCGCCTGTGAGCGGTACCTGATCCTGGAGGCCTCCTTGACTTCCGCCGGGGCACTCAGGCTCCTACCGGCCTCGAATGTGGAGCCGGTGATGGCCGCCACCAGGAAACCGGGGAGGCCCTCTTGGACCAGGGCATCCCTCAGGTCCAGGTCGGCCCAGTTGGTGCGACTGCCGTAGCGCCTGGAGATGAGCCCCTGGCCCACTTCCTGGGCCGCCTCGGGGATGCCCCTGCCCACGGCGTCGGCGATGAGGTTCACCGCCCGGTCGGGGAGGACTTTTCCCAGGGCCTTCCTGACGATCTCGTTGTCGCCGAAGAAGCCCAGGCGGTTGGTGACGATGCCCAGGGGGAGGTTGGTCCAGAAGGTCTTGGCGGCCGCCATGCTGGCGGCACCCTCGTCACCGGTTTCGTTCAGGACCTGCTTGTACACGGGGCCTGCCTCGGCGAAGCCCTCGATGACCTGTTGCGTCGAGGCCCCCAGCCACCGGGCCAGGCCCAGGGCGGCCTTCTCGGACAGCCCCAGGGCGTATGCGCCACCGGCCAGCCCCATGGCCCCCTTGGCGACGGCCATGGCGGGGAGGAGGTAGAACGCCAGGGAACCGGACCCCTGCCAGAAGGCATCCCAAAGGTTCGGGTCGGCCCCGTCCGTGAGTTCGGACGTGAGGCTCTGGGAGGCCCCTTCCAGGCGGTCGGCGAAGTTTTTGGCGGCATCCCAGCCCGTGAGCCATTCCATGCTCCGGGAGAATCCGCCGGTGGCCGTCATGAATCCCGCCACCAGGCCTCCCACGGCACGGTTCGTGGCCCCCACGGCGGGATCGTTGACGTTCCGCCAGAAGGCCGAGTGGGTCCTCAGGGTCTCCACGGAGGGGCGCTCGTGCATGGGCCCCACCTGGATTTGCTTGTCCTCCTCCTCCATGCGGCGGACAATTTCCTCGTCCGTCATGAGGGCCGGATGGACCTTTTTTTCCAGGGCCTTCCGGGCCCTGGGAATCGTGAGTTCGTAGGCCTCGGAGATGGTTTCCAGGGCGTTGTTCCGCTTGGCCTCCTGGAGGAGGGTGCGGGTCTGCTCGGTTACCCCAAGTTCCTGGTTGATCTCCAGTTCGGAGAACCCCTGGGCCCTGGCCCTCTCGACCCGGCCCGTCAGTTCCTGTCCGATCTCCTCGTCGGAGAACCCGAGGTCTCGGGCCTTCTTTATGCGGTTGGCCATGGACGGGTACTGGAGCAAGAGCAGGTCTTCCATGGGTTCACCCTCCTATTCGTTGCCGCTCAGGATGTCTTGGAGTTTTTCTTTCCTGGATTTCTCCACCTTGGCTCCGGCGGAACTGGACTTGTCCGGCCCGGCCTGGACCGTCGGGGCCTTGAGCCCCCCGTCCTCGATGCCTCCCAGTTGCGGCGGGAACCACACGGCACCGGCCGTCTGCTCCAGGATTTTCGCCTTCTGCCCGAAGGGGTTGAAGAAGAACCGCCCCTGCTTGTCGTCGTTGACGGCCTTGCGGAGGAGGTAGTTGCGGACCTCCCGGATTTGCTCCAGGGGCGTCATGGAGGGGTCGGCGGCCTCGTCGAACTGAGTGAGGTAGTCGTAGGGGTCGATCTCGACGCTCTCCAGGATGCTCTTCAGTTCGGATCGGGCCAGGTTCTTGGCCTTGGTGTAGTTGGCGTTCCGACGGCCGGTGATCTCGTTGAACTCCTTCATGAGCCGGTTCCTCTGGCGTTCGCCGATGAGCCCGGCCCCGTTGGCGTCCATGATGTCGTAACCGTCCTTCGTGCCTTCCAGGAGCCCCTTGCGGAGGCTCTCGAAGGCCGCCTTGGACTCTGTCGGCGACGTGCCGAAGTTGTACTCCAGGAGGAGGAGTTCCTTCTCGTCGGGGGGTGCGTTGCGGAGACGGGTGCGGAAGGCCCTCTCGGCGTTCCGCTCGGCCCGGTTGGCCAGCATCTCCTGGCGGCTCTCGATGGCCGTTGCCCAGGAGAGGGCCCGGTCGGGGTCCAGCATCCCCTTCTGGGCCAGGCCCAGGAGGTCGCCCTTCGACGGGGGCTTGCCGGACAGGACCTGCATGGCCACCCACTCGGAGACCTTGTTGCGGATTTCCCTCTGCTTGGAGTCCTGGAAATCCAGGAGTTTCTGGAACGTCACCTCGTCCAGGCGGTCGAAAGCCTTGCGATCCGCCTTCCACCCCAGGGGGTCCGCCACGATGCCCTTCACGGCGGCGTCGTACTGCATGTCCGTGTAGGCGTTCTCCCGGATTTTCACGGCGTCCGTCTCGGGGAGCCAGCTTGAGGCGGCGGCGATGATGGCGTCCACGTCCTCCTTCTTCCCGGCCCGGACGGCGGCCGCCACGGCCTCGTCGAACTTCCCACGGCGGACCAGGGCCTGTTTCTTCAGGAAAAGCCCCTGGACCTCCCCTTGCTGGGAGACCGACTTGATCTCGAAATACTGGGAGGCCTTCTGCTTCACGGCCTCGTTGGATATGCCGTCCTCCAGTTCCTTCCTGAAGCCCTCCCAGCCCTTGGTCAGACGGGCGTTCATGCCCTCGTAGTCCGTGTTCATGGACTCCTGTTCCATCTGCTCATCCCACCAGGCGTCGGCCTTGGCCTTGAGCAGGGCGAAGTCCATGGCGTTGACTTCCTCCTGTTGCTTCAGGGCCACCTGCCCCAGAAGATTACCGGCCCTCTGGGCGGCGTTCCCCAGTTCCCCCAGCTTCTCGGCGAACCCGGCCCCGAAGGCGTCGGGGTTGACCCTGGGGGAAACGTCGGGGGAGGGGAGGGAGCCCGGTGTAACCTTGCGTTCGTAAACGGGCACCTTCATGGGTCACCCCTCCTAACCGTAGTTGTGGCTCACTCGGGTGGAACCGTAGACGATGCCGGTGGGCCACTTCTTGGACTTGCTGAGAAGCCCCGAACTGAGGCCCTCGGCCGTCCGGTCGGCCACCATGGCGGCCCCCGTCAGGAGGCTGGAACCGGCCCCCAGGACGCCGCCGAGCATGGCGTACTTCCCCTGGCTCTTGGCCATGGAAGCCTGGCCCTTGAGGTTGGCGGCCTCGGTCTGGAAGCCCCAGGCCTCAAGCTGGGCGTTGTACTTCGTCATGGAGACGTCGGACTCCACGCCGTAGGCCGTATCGGCCAGGAGGTCCAGGGCGGAGCCCGAGTTCACGGCCACCCCGGAAGCCCCCAGGAGGCTCTTCTGGGTTCCCTTGAAACGCTCGCCCCTCTCCCGGAGGAGGCGTGCCTCAAGCTGGGCCTTCTCCAGGGCCTGGGCGGACTGGGCCTCCTTCACCTTGGCCTGGTTCTCGTAGGCTTTCGCCTGGGCGTCTGCGGCTTGCATCCCGGCGACCCCCTGGGCCAGGCTACTGACCACGGACATGAAGGTGCCGAAGGTCTGAAGCTGGGTGCCGAGCCCGAAGACCTCGCCAGCCGTGGACATGGCGGCCATTATCTGCGGGATACACACGTCACTCACCTCTCTTCCGTGTGACGGGATGGAAAGGGAGGCCTTCGACCCCGTAGGGCCGGGCCTCCCCGATCTCGAACTTGAGCCACCGAAGCCACGCCAGGGAGAGGGCGTTGCCCTCGTGGACCCAGTTGTTCAGGGTCTCGTAGCGCTCCAGGAGCCGCTCGATGATGGGCCTGGAGTGCCTCAGGAAGGGGATTCGGATGTCGTGGAGTTCGTCGCTCCCCAGGAGCCAGGGGGAACCCCTGCCGGTGAGGATGACCGTGGGAACGACGCCGAAGATGCAGACGCACCGTCCGCCCTTCTCCACGGCCCACTTCTCCCGGCTCCGGGCGACCCCAGCCAGGAGCCCATCGTGGGGGAGGGCGTGGTTGGATGCCCATATCTCCAGGCGATCCGCCGCCCTCATGCGGGGGGCCAGGTCCTCGATGTGCCAAGCCTCCACGTCGGTGAGGACCACACCGGCGCTTTCGGCGTGAACGATCCTAGCCACCGTAGGACACCCGCCTGACGATGGCCCCGATGCCGAAGGGCAGGGGGTCGGACTGCCGGACGTAGACCCGGCCCTCGTCCTCCCAGCCGGACTCCAGGGCCACCCTCACCTTGCCGGTGAAGGGGGCGGTGTCGTCCGGGTACTCCAGGGGGTTCAGGTGGTCGGCGTCCGGCCCCACGTAGCCTCCCATGGACCGTTCCAACATCAGGATGGAGTGGGCCACGTTCTTCCGCTTGGCGATGCCGGTGCCGTCCTTGAACTCCATGGCGTCCTCCAGGGTGCAGAGGTCGCAGTCGTAGGGAAGACCGACGTGGACCTTGGTGGCCGCCGTGGGAAGGGTGATCTTACCGCCGGACACCGTGAGGTTCCTGACCACCGTTCCGTTGGCCAGGGCCACCACGGTCTTGCCCTCCAGGTGGTCCAGGCCGGAGATTTCCGTCACGGCCATGCCCGAGTAGGTCAGGCCGGAGTCCACGAAGAAGGCGTCCTCCAGGGCCGTGAAGTTGCGGGTGTGGAGCCGTTCGACGTACCGCTTGGCGCTTCCGTTGATGGTCCGCCGGACGATGATCCAGACCTGGTCCTCCCCGTCTCCCGGCATGGAGCAGACGGACTCCACCACGCCGTCGGTGTGGTGATGGTGCCAGGCCACCACCTGGTGTTCCCGGAGGTAGGTCATGGCCAGGAGGATGCCGTCGTCACGGACGGCCCACACCACGGAGTAGGGGGCCTGCTGGTACGCCCAGGAGGTCACCTGGTGCCCGTCGAAGAGATGCTCCGACAGGACCGACAGGTCGGCGCTGGCGTAGGAGTCGTCCGCCAAGGTGTACCCCAGGTCGAAGACCTTGCCGTTCTTGGACTCCAGGAAGAGGATGCGGTTGCCCACCACCAGGGGCGGGATCAGGGAGGAGCGGATGTAGTTCTGGGGCTTGGCCGCCTTCTGGCTCGGGGTGATGGCCTCCGACGAGGGCCCCGGCGTGACCTTCCATTGCCCACCGGCGGATGTCACCACCAGGTCCGTCAGGGGAACGATCCCCGTGATGGCGTTGACCTCCCGGCTGGGGATGGGGATGTCCACGGCGTCGTCGTCCTGGAGCGGCAGGGAAACCCCGAAGTCCGGGTAGTTGCCGGACTTGGACATCCAGATGCGCTGAGGGTCCGTGGGGGTGTTGGCGAAGACCAGGCGCTCCTGGTAAAAGGCCGCCACGGAGGGAAACCCGTACTTGTCGCTCCAGGAGCCGAAGGCCCAGACGTCCGTGGACGTGGGAAGGCTCCAGAGGCGGTCCTCCAGGACGCCCTCCACCTCGGTGGAGGAGACGTACTGGGTGATGCGGACCACGGCCCTCTCCCGGAAGTCCGGCACCTCGATGTAAAAGTAGGGGTGATCGGTAGTGACCGTGGGCCGACGGACCCGGATCAGGAACTCCTCGTCGTCCTCGGTGCCCTCGATGAGCCAGTTGGTCGTGATGCGGTAGGACAGGGCCTTGAACTGGTGCCAGGTCTTGCCGTCGTCGATGGACTTGTCCAGGTAGATCGTGGAGGCATCCCAGTCGCCGCCGGAGGTAGTCCTGAAGTTCCACTTCCCACGGACCCGGTACTCTGGGCTCGTGTAGTCCACGGAGTTCGGTATCTGGACCTGGACGGACGAGCCCGGCGTCAGGTATTCGGCCATGAAGAGGCACCCCTCCATGTCCGACTCGAAGATGGGGTCCGAGGCCTCTATGATGACCGAATCCCCGCTGTTGAATGGCCCCTCCGTCACCTCCACGCCGCCGCCGGAACTTCCCTTGGGCGTCTGAAGGCAGACCCACGAGACGTAGCCCGTGTAGGTGTTGTATGACGACACGTACAGCCCCACCCGGACGGTGGCGTAGGACGTGATCTGTTCGGCCACGTTCTCGGGTATCTCGAAGTTGTAGACCCCCCAGGCCGTCGTGAGGAAGATGGTCTTCTCGTAGATTTGCGTGGTGCCCGAGTAGAGCCTCACCATCAGCTTGGTGGACGTCCGGTTGCCTTTGGCCCTGACCTTCAGGACGTGGCCGCTCCTGGAGGTCGGCTCCTGCAGGGTGCCCAGGGTTAGCTTGCACTCGGTCCCCAGACCGGCGCACGAGATATAGTCGGAGTCGCTGTACGGCTCCTCGTCCAGCTTCGAGTAGAGCGGGGCCGTGGTCCAGGAGCCTGTGGCGTAGTCCGATGCGGGGTAGGCCTTCTGGGCGAACCCGTTCATGGAGACCGTGATGTCCTCGTCATCGTTGACGTCCTGAAATGGGCCACCGGAGAAGTGGAACTCCTCCAGGAGCCAGTCGATGTGACCGTAGCGGGAAAGCGTCATGATGGGGTAGTCGTTGTGGGTGAGGTACATGACGTCGGCCGACTGAATGTAGCGGATTCGGTCCAGGTCGGCCTCCAGGAAGGGCGTGGCCACCTCCAGGTAGTCCTGGGCCTGCCAATGGGCCGTGTCCTGGCTCGGGTCGATGCCCTCGTAGAACTCCAGGGTCATGATGTCCCACGTACACGACGTGCCGGGGTTGCCCCGGTAGGCGATCCCTCCCAGGGAGGCCTTCAGCCGCCATTCCTGGGCCGAGACAGAAGGCAGGTCCTCCAGGAGGTTCACCGAGCCGTCGGTGATGCTCAGGATGGGCACCGTCATGAGGGTCACCCAGGAGCCGCCGGACTTGTACTGGACCTCCACGGCCTCGACCTTGTTGACGTTGGACACCCCGTGGTAGATGCGGAACTTGCCCACCGACTTCGACGAGCCCAGGTTCACGCCGATGTAGGTTTCCGTGGTGTAGACGTTCTGCCCCGTGGTGTTGGAGGACCACCAGGTGGAACCGCTCCCGTCGATGGCCTTGTCCGGGGTGTAGGCCCCCGTGGACCCCGAGGCGAAGGCCGACGAGGGGGTCAGGATCGAGCCGATGCCGGTAACGGGGCCCGAGATACACTTGTAGACCTGCCCCCGCCACCGGACGTAGTCGCCCAGGGCGTAGATGGTGGTGGCACTCCAATCCGAGACGAGGGGGTTGTCTGAGCCCACGACCACCTGGCCGTCGGCGGTGTAGAAGCGGATGTACTGGTCGCCCACCTCCATGGCGTAGCACTCCGTGGCATCCACGGAGAAGACGAAGGGAATGAGGCGGGAACGCTTCGACGAGTCCTTGGTCTCGCCGTAGAACTCGAACCCCGGCCGGTTGACGGCGCCGCCATGGGGCCGGGTGATGAAGTTCTTGCAGACCTCCAAGCCGATGTCTCGCTTGTCCAGGTCCACCCTGGAGCGAACCGGGGGCGAGAGTTCACCGGCGGCAAATGAGGGCTGGATCGGGTGGACGGGTCCGATCATTAACGCCTCGCCTCCGCATACCGGCTGGATTTCGGCAGGGTGATGGACCTCTCCCTGGCGGCCATGGTGGTGGCGTTGGCCAGCCGGTTCATGTAAATCTTCTCCAGGGCGCCCTGGAGTTCAGGATCGGTCGAGAGCGGGATGGCCAGTTCTGACGCCAGAAACCAGGCGAAGGTGTCAGAGAAGAGCGTTGGGAAGACCGACTCGTCCGTCACGGCCACGATGTATTCGCAATAGGCAGGGCTGATCCCCGCCAGGATTCGCCTACCCGAGGCGCTGGCGGTAGCCTGGACCTTGAAGTCCTCGGACAGGCCCTCCTTCGTGTTCTCGTTGAAGACCCTCAGGACCCTGAGGGCGGAAGCCGGGTGGACGTAGGCGTAGGCCCACAGGGGATAGGATTCCGGGGCGTCCAGCAGTTCCACCGTCGTGGTGGCGAAGGGCCAGGGGAAGGATGCCAGGAGAACATCCCTGGCCACGGGGTAGGTCGAGAGGATGGCCAGGGTGACGGGGTCCGAACCCGAGAGGTTTGCAAGCTGTTTCCTGTCGCCAAGCCGACTCAGGGCCAGGTTGACGATCTCAAGCTGGGTCATGGCCTAACCTCCTTGAGGGGTGACTTGCGGGGGTAGCTTGAGGGGTAAACGAAAAGGGGGTGGCCTTTCGACCACCCCCCCAGGGGCTACTTCTTCGCCTTCGCCTTCACGGGCGCAGGGCGCACCGGCTCCGGGGGCTCCACCGGTGCGTCCGGGGGTTCCACCGACAGAGGCTGGGGGTCGAAGGGAGAGAACCACTTCGGCACCCGCTCCCCGTCGGTGAACTCCACGATGGAGCCGGTTTCCCAGAACCTGCCCGAGAAGTCGGTGCAGGTCCGGGTGCAGACGTACCTCACGACGGCCAGCCCCTAGTAGGCGACGGGAACGACGTTCGTCTGGATGTCCTTCACCAGGGCGACGTAGAACTTCCCGGCGGTGAGGGCGGCCGTGCCGATGGTGATGACCCCCTTGACGTACCGGTAGAGGTTCTTCGGGAGGCGGACGGCCATGACGACCGTACCGGCCGTGAGACTCGCCTTGGCGATGGCGGCCGTTTCTGCGACGGTCACCCAGGTGCTGTTGTCCAGGGAGTGCTTCAGGGTGAACTGGACCGTGGCGTCACCATCGGACTTGACGGACTCGGTGACCAGGACCATGGCGATGAGTTCGTCGTTGGCCCCGCCCCTCTTCACGAGGTCGATGACGTTCTCCGTGTCGTGAGCCTCGGCGGTCGTGGGGGCCTGGCTGTTGGCCAGGAGAAGCTGTTTGTCAATCCACACGTTGGTGTCCTCCTTTCGGGTTATGGGAGTTGGCCAGGAGAAGCTGTTTGTCAATCCACACGCTGGTGTCCTCCTTTCGGGTTATGGGAAAGGGGCCGCCACAAGGACGGCCCCGCTTAGGACGTCAGCGCCCCAGCACTAGGAGAAGCTGATGGCGGCTTCGGTGGAGAGGATGGCGTCGCAACGCCTGACCGGGATTTCGTCGAAGGCCAGGACACGCTTCCCGGCCACGGAATCCCAGGTGAGGTTCACGTTGCTCTTGGCGATGATCTGCTTCCGCAGGGCCGTGCGAACGGTGCGGTTGCAGTACCAGGCGGCCTTCCCCATCCTGAGGGAGG